GGATCTGAAACGGGTGCTGGCGCTGACGCCCTACAGCCGAGAGGAGTACGACCGGGCATTTGAACCGTGCGAGGATCCTCTGGAAAAGGCGCGGCGGTACATGGTGAAGACCACGCAAGCCATCGGCGCGAAACTGGCCGGCACGAGCAAATGCGGGTGGCGGAACCATAAGCAGATGAAGATCGGCGGGACCGCCTGCAAGTGGGGCGGCATCACGGAAACGATAGATGTCGCCGCCGCCCGGCTCCGAGGCGACACGACGCACCTTGTGCAGATTGAACACATGGACGCTTTTCGGCTGATCGAGAGGTACGACAACCCGGACGTGCTCATGTACCTCGACCCGCCATACGTTCGCTCTGTTCGCAAGAGCGGCGCCCTGTACGCCCACGAAATGAGCCTTGCCGAACAAAAGCAGCTGCTATCCCTGATAACACAGAGCCACGCAAAGATCATCATATCTGGCTACGAGTCCGAGCTGTACAACACGGCGTTGGCAGGCTGGCGCAAGGATAGCGTCATGTCACAGACCACATCAACGCAGATGGCCACAGAAACAATCTGGATGAATTACGAGCCGCCCATGCGGCAGATGACTATGTTTCAGGAGGAATTTGAGATATGCACAACAACCTGATTACCCGATTGGAGGACGCCCACGAGACCGTCGCCGCTCTCCCCTCGTTCATCGGAAAGACCCTCGTGCTCCGAGCCATCCGGGACGCTATCAACAGCGTTGCGGCGGCAGAAGAAAGGAGAGCGGCATGAGACCGCCTATCTATGAGCCGCGGGGGGCGGCAAAGGAGTACGGGGATTACGCCCTGAACATCTACACAGGCTGCCCTCATCGTTGCTACTACTGCTTCGCGCCGGGCGTCCTGCACCAGGATCGGGAGCGGTTCCACAGCCACGTCGAGCCGCGGCTTGGGATCGTGGAGGAGGTCAGGAAACAGTTGGAGCGCGAGCAGATCACCGGCAAGACCATCCACCTGTGCTTCACCTGTGACCCGTACCCCACCGGCTATGACAGCTCCGCCACGCGAGAGATCATCAAGCTCTTGAAAGAGAGCGGGAACCATGTGCAGATCCTCACCAAGGGCGACGGCAAACGGGATTTCGACCTGCTGGACGAAAACGATTGGTACGGCGTCACTATCGACGGGAGCGCTGGTTTGGTGACATCGACCCCCTTTTTGGACCTCAGCACAGCCAGCCATAGAGGAATAAAGACATGGATCTCATTTGAGCCGGTCCTTCAACCGGAGAACGTTTTGGCGGCGATCCGGATGTCATCGGTACTCGCGGTGGATAAGGTCAAGATCGGGAAACTCAATTACCACACATCCGACATCGACTGGGCGGCGTTCGGCCGGGACGCCGAGGAGCTTTGTCAACGCCTGAGACTGAATTACTACATCAAGGACAGCCTGCGCCGGGAAATGGAGGCGGGGAAATGAGCGAAAAAGCACATCTCGACACCTGCGTTCACGATCAGCGAAAGAAAATCAAAAAGCTGGACAAGGCGCTCTCCATTGCTTGCGGTTGGCTGGAGCAGGCTGGTTCCTGCACCCACTACCCCGGCTATCTGTGCGACAAAGAGTTTTCAAAACAAGGGATCTGCGCCGCGTGTCTCAGGCGGCATATGCTAGGTCTCGCACGGGAGGAAATAAAGAAATGACCGACAAGCCGCGGCTGTTTTCCATGGTTCGCTGCCGGGCGTACCTGAGGAAGGTCAAGGACGGGGTACATATCGACATGTACAACCTGGACGGGTCGATATATAGCGGCAGATTTGTGCAGAACCCTGATCAGGTGAAAGCGATAGCATGCAAGAGCAATCCTGATGATCCCATCGGCGGTTACATGGAGATTGCTGATCTTTCGGAGTTTTGCGGACAGGCCGTCGAAAAGGTCTACCGGGAGAGGATCGAGGAAGACTTCACCGGCTGCGTGGTCGGTTATACCACGGTCAAGGTGAAGGGTCTTCTTGGAACAGACTGGAACGACGATCCATACGGCGGTGATTTCGGCTTCTGCTTCAAAGAGACAACTGAGGCTCCAAAGGTGGCGGTGGTGTATTTCAAGAACAACTGCAAGCGGTATGTACTACTTGATGATATGGAGGAAATCACATGAGAGAAATCCTATTCCGGGGGAAGCGAATTGACAACGGAGAGTGGATCATCGGTTATCTTTGCAAGGCGGCGTTCCTGCAGAACAGAGTTTACATCCTTTCAACATGCTACGTTGCGCAGGTCTGCGATGCCAGGAGCCACGAACTGATGATTGGCGGTTTCGCTGAGGTTGATCCCGCCACGGTTGGTCAGCGCACCGATATGAGAGACAAGCACGGCAGGCGGATTTTCGATGGCGACATCGTAAAAACGAAATACGGCCGCTTATGCAAAGTTGCTTGGTTTTCGTCCGAGCAGTACAGCGGTTGGGACTTTGACCCTGTTAGTGAGAAACGCGATCCGCCCGATCGGTGGGATTTGTTTTATGCCAGAAATCTCACGGTTCTCGGCAATATCCACGACAATCCCGAATTACTACGAAGCACAGGCGCGGACATCGGGGACGCTGCGCAGGACGTTATGATGCCTGCGACATAAGGAGGTACAGAAATGACAGCGAAAGAATTGGCTCAGGCGCTCAACGGCAATGAGTGCGATTATGAACTCAGTGAGTTTTATGAAAAGCGTGCTCGCGAGAGCGGCCTTGCTTCGGTCACGCGAGCTATCCAAGCCCACCAGCCAAGCACCGAGGAGCTCCAGCGGGAATACGAGCGCGGAGTGCGGGAAACAAAGGAGCGGCTCGAGAGAGAATGGCAGCGCCTTAATGACAGGGTAGCCCAAGAAGCTGACAAGCTCAAGGCCTATGACGAGCTCAATATGCGTTTCCAACTTTATGGCGACGATGCAGCCAAGGCTATGGATGAATTTGAGGCGTTCCGAAAGCTCGGCATTTCCTGGGTGCGCTCCAACATCAAAGGAACCATCGAACGGCTTGAGCGGCTGGATAAAGCCCTCGGAGGAATGGAAAAGGAGGAACCGACATGAAGCCTATCCTATTCAACACGCCGATGACGCGAGCAATCTTAGATGGGCGTAAGACTGAGACGCGGCGGCTGGTAAAAACCGGAGGCCATGAAGTTTTGCACGGAGGGACGTTTCCTGGCTCGGCAGACGGGCCGAAATACGGCGCGGAGTTGGACGATCACAGCGTTGCCGTTGCGCCGTATCAGCCCGGCGACACCCTCTATGTCCGAGAAGCCTATGATGAACTGCCCGTTAAGCCAGATTGCTCTTGGAGCGGAGGAAAGACGTACCTCTATTACAGAGCAGACGGTGATCTTCGCCCAGAGATTTGGAGGGGAAACTGGAAGCCCTCAATACACATGCCAAAGGGAGCCGCGCGGCTGTTCCTCCATGTTACCGACGTTCGTTGTGAACGCCTGCAGAAGATGACTGTACGCGACCTTATAGCCGAGGGCATGGCTGACCTCTATGACGTTCCTTACGGAGCCGGAAAGCGCTTTGATGAGTTCAGGGCTCTTTGGGGCAGTACAATCAAGCCCTCCGATCTTCCGAGATATGGATGGGCCGCAAATCCCTGGGTGTGGGTGATCACTTTCGAGCGCTGCGAAAAGCCAGAGGCGGAAACGTGAGATGTTACAACTGCATCTGCCCCGGCTGTGTCCTGAACTGCGAGCTAGATCCACAGTTTTTCACCCTTGGCGAATTCCCGTCAGAAGCGGAGGCGTGCTTCAACTGCGACGATTGCATTGAGTACACCGGTTCCAAGCAAAGACGCCTTTGGCGGGAAGACTGTGAAAACTACATCGAGGCCCGGAAGTATTCCGAACACCGGGCCTCAGAAATGAGAAAGAAATGGAGAGTAATAAAACCATGAAACGCGGCTATTTCGGCATCGGGATCTTCAACGGGAAGAACGAGCGAAATGTCGGAACGCTATGGAGGAGCGCCGCGATACTCGGTGCAGACTTCATCTTTACCGTTGGCAGACGGTATAAAAAACAGTGCTCGGATACCACAAAAGCGCCGCGGCACATACCCCTTTACCACTACACGGATTGGGAGGACTTTTTTACACATGTTCCCTATGACTGCCCTGTCGTTGCCGTAGAACTCGCGGATGGATCTATTCCGCTGGAAAGGTATTTCCACCCGGAGCGTTGCATTTACCTGTTGGGAGCTGAGGACACGGGAATCCCGAAGCGCATCCTGGACCGCTGCAGGGACACGATACAGATCGAAGGCAATTACTGCTACAACGTCGCCGTGGCCGGGAGCATCGTCATGTATGATCGGAGGATAAAACGTGGCTAGAAGTAAAACCCGCCCGCCTGTCGGCTCGAAGCTGTGGGACGTACATGAGAACCTGTACTACGACAAAAGCGTGAAGGTCGCGCCGCTGGTGGAGTACGTCGTCACAGAGGGCGAGGTCACCGGCTACTATGAGGGCGGATACGTCGAGATCTGCATGACCGGCCCTGTACCAGATGGGGACCGGAGCTTCCCCTATCCGCGCCGACATAAGCTCTCCGACATCGGCAAGCGCGTTTTTTACACCGCCCGGGAGGCTGCGCTACTGGCGAAGGAGCAAACCGAGAAATACGAGCGCACCTGGGGCCGGACGAAAGACCCACCCCTGCGCCGGACATGGGAGCAGTACTTGGAGGAGGCACCGGATGGCTGATTACGGATATGTACGAGTCAGCACCCGCGACCAGAATGAGGAACGGCAGATGATTGCCATGCGGGAAGTTGGCATCCCAGAGAAAAATATCTATCTGGACAAACAATCAGGCAAAGACTTTGACCGTCCGAAGTACATAAAGCTCGTTCGCAAGCTGCGCGATGGCGATACGCTCTACATCAAGAGCATCGACCGCCTTGGCCGAAACTATGACGGCATCCTTGAAGAGTGGAAAGCTCTGACGAAAAAGGGCGTCGGGATCGTGGTTATGGACATGCCTATCCTGAACACCAGTAAGGACCGGGATCTGACCGGGCGGCTGATTGCCGACATAGTCTTACAGCTGCTTTCCTATGTAGCACAGACTGAGCGGGAGTTCAGCAAGCAGCGTCAACGCGAAGGGATCGATGCGGCTATGGCGCGGGGCGTCAAATTCGGGAGACCGCCAGTACCCCGACCCGACAATCTGGAAGAGATTGCTCAGAAATGGCAAGCTGGCCTGATTTCAGCGCGAGAGGGAGCTGCGGAACTGAGGATCGATCATCATACGTTCCAGCGTTGGGCGCGTGAAATTGGGTATCACGCCGCCAACCCTAGGCCGGGGAATATGAGCGCGGCTCACATCGAGGCCATTGACTGGATGTTTGGCGACGGGTACACGGCCGAGGACATTGCACAGCGGCTGAATGTCAGAGTGTCGCGAGTCGAGGCAGTAATCCGGGCAAGGGGGGGAGTTTCCAATGGCACAGAGTAAGAAATCCGGCCCGCATCCGGCAATCCCGGAGTGGAAGGTCGAAAAGATGATCGAAAAAGCCGAGACAAAAGCAAACATGGCGGGCAGCAACCTCGCGGTCGTGCTTATGTTGTCTGTCCTGTTGGACAAGTTCGGCATGGAAGATCAGATCAAGGATGTGTGGGCGGCGTGGATCAAGCTCTCTGAGGAGGTTTTGGAGGGGCACGTCAAGCTCCACGAACTGAGGAATGTGCTGAGAAAGGAATACGGAATACGGATATGACAAACAAAAAAGCGATCGAGATCATCGAGAACGAAAAGTGTTGCGTCATCCGGCAGAGCGGTCCAGGGATCGTGTGTGACCGAAACTGCGCACACTGTGAGCTGGTGCTGCCGGATCAAGAGGTACTCGACGCCTATGACAAGGCCATCGCCGCCTTGGAGGACCTGGAGGTCTGCCGGAACGAGCTGTGCTTGTACTGCGGGCAGTACAAAACCAGACACCTCGGAGCCTGCGACGGGTGCAGGTGGCTGCCGAGTGAGGTTACGCCATGAAGTGGAAAGACCTGAAAGTCGGCGATCCCGTATATGTCAACGGCGAGAAACGCCCGTACCGCGTTAGATGCAGGGATGACAGATACATAATCTGCACCAAGCCCTTCAACCTTCGGCATACATGTTTTTACTTCATTGCCGATCTCGTGGAGGGTGTGCGCGGCCCTGACAATATGGTGTTCTGCTTCGGGTATATGACCCAGGAAGACTGCGAGGAGAGGCTGGAAGACCTGCAAGCAGGGAGAATCGAAGTCTCTCGCCGCAGATGCGTACCGTTGGAGGTGGAAATATGAGCATCTTGATAAAGGGCATTGACTCTTTGGCCGGCAAAAAGTTCATCGTTAATGAAAAAGGCGCTGTATGGATAAGCCAATGGCCCACGCGTGGGTACATACGAATGGACAACATGGAAATCGTCCCCGTCCCAACGCCTCATGGACGTCTGGTTGATCTGTACGACGTAACCAGGATCATCGATAGCCTGCGAGACAGAAACATCGACAACGATGACATGGCGTTTGCGCTGAATTGGGCGGGAGAAGTCATTAAGAAGTTGCCAACAATCATCGAAGCGGAGGAGGCACACAATGGATAGACTGACCAAGCTCGTGCGCGTTTTTGATGTCATGAAAACTGTGACCGAACAAGTCCCGGAACGGGCCTATGACGTGCGGGCGAAAGGACGACTTGACAACCAACTGAGGGCAATCATGGACATCCCCGCCGTGGACGCGGTGGAAGTGCCACAGACCGGAATTGGCGATCTGTCCGATGGATTCCACACTTTCAATGAGCTTTACCACCAGCGAGCGGTTCTTTTTGCGGCCTTGGTGAAAGCACATAGAGATCGAGCGTGGAAGTCATGGCGGCACTCAGATGGTGAACTCCCCTTTGGCAAAGAGGATTACTTCATCGTCGGCCTTGACACGCCTGAAGGATCTTACACCTATCACTACCACGGCGAGTATTGGGATATGTTCGACTGTCAGGAGCTACCGCGTGGAAAGGAATGGGACGGACACACCGACAAGGATGTAACGCGGCTTTTGTCGCTTGCCGTGGACGCTGTGGAGGTGGTGCATGGGGAGTGGATTGTCAAAAGCGGACGCTGTTCACATGGAGTCGATAGGCGTACTGTGATGTGTTCTATCTGTGGAAACTATCTATATTTGGGTGGAGTAAATGCAGGACGCGGAGACGCAAACCTGTGCCCCAACTGCGGCGCTCGCATGGACGGGCGCAGAGAGGAGGAACACAATGCGGCTGATTAATGTGGATAAACTGCCTTTTACAGAGCCGCAAAACAGCGATTATAAACGCGGTTGGAATGACGCATTGTGGGCAGTAAAGGAAATGCCCACCATCACCCCGCTGGATGAGTCTGGTGCGACCATACAGGCGGTTGAGTTGATCCTTGGAGAGCGCCGCCGACAAGTCGAGCAATGGGGCGAGCGTGTCAGCAACCATCCGTATGAGTGGATGAGCATTCTCGGTGAGGAGTTCGGCGAGCTTTGCCGGGCGGTCAATGAGACGTGCTTCCAAAACTCCAAGGAACCGGAACTTGGCGGCAACGATAACATCATCAGCGAGGCCGTACAGGTGGCGACGGTGGCGATAGCTATCATTGAGGCGTGTTTGGACCAGCGCAAAGAGGAGGGAAACGCATAATGATTACAGTATTTGCGGTGATAGCAGGCAATGGACACACAATTTATGACACCATCTTATTAGTGGCGGCTATCGAATATCTGCGGAGCAAGAGAGGACGGTGACGGGGATGGGCCTGTATGACGCCGACCAGGACTGTGTCCGTGCCGACGAGCGCTTCATAGGGCGCTGTGCACGGTGCGGGCGCGAGATGCTTAAAAAGCGCATGGTGACGATGATGGTGCGCCGGAGCTACGCGAACCCGAAGACTGTCGGGTTTTTCTGCCCGGACTGCTATACAGCGCTGTGCGAGGAATACGAGATCAAGGACGGTGATGGGTGTGGCTAAAATCGTGCATGAATTCATCGAAAGCAAAACGGGCGATTGGGGGAAGCCGGGAAGAGATTACTGCTCGAAGTGCAAAAAGGCAGTCAATATCCGATACAATTTCTGTCCTTGGTGTGGGGTGCCATTCAATGCAATAAAGAATGTGATTATTCTCAAAGATGGGGGGATGTGGGATGCGTAAATACATAGACTGCGAAAAATTCCGTGAAAGGATAGATAGAATTCCTCCATTCACAAAAGGAGATCAGTGCCATCCACTATTCAACTATGCCAAGGGGCAGTTTTTGATGGCTCTGGAAACAGAGCCTGCCGCTGATGTGAGCGAACGAAAAACCGGTTACTGGATTAGACTGCATCCGCATGTCTACAAATGCTCCGAGTGTGGAGACAAAACCGGGAATGGTAATTCTAATTCAGATTTTTGCCCAGATTGTGGCGCTGACATGAGGGGCCAAAGATGGGCGCAGGGCTTTGCAGATGGATTCTCTGCTGCGGTTGAGGAGGGGGTCATATGAAAAGAAGATACAACTGCCCGAACTGCGGAGCTCCCATTGGTTACTCCCCGAAATGTGAGTATTGCGGGACAGTCTTTGAATGGATACCCTGCCCTGTCACGATGGTCAATCAGATCGTGTTTCCTACCGATGTGGTAAAAGTCCAGTCAGCCTTAAAGATTGATCGATATGTGCAGGAGCGGTGGCCGAGAAGCGAGGAAGACTTGCGGAAAATGCTTGGGCGCGAGATGGTCGATCTCATTTCTTCTCCTGAGTTTATGGAACTTTGGAGTGAGCCTTGTCTATATGAGGGAGCAACAGAATACCGGGGGATAATCCGCCTGGTGAAACCGAAGGAAGGAGCGGTCGATCTATGAAACGTCATAAGCCCAAAGCGCATGACTGGCCTCGCCCATGCTTGTGCGAGAACTGCCCGCTGCGAGGGGTGCAGTACAGCGCCGGCGAGTTCATAGACCAGTGCAAAGCTGACGGAACGATCATCATGACGCCTCCAACTTACTGCCCGTATAAACCGGGCGCAAACAAAGAAAGGAAATTCAAATGAAAAAAGTAATTACAATTCTCATTACCCTGTTCATGCTGGCGGCGCTCTGCGCCTGCAACCGGCAGATGATCGATCTGAAGTACAAGTTTGACCGCGCGATCATCCTGCTCCCCAACGATGAGACTGTCGAGGGGACGGTCGAAAGCTGGCGGGATTTCGAGGATGGAGATCAGCTCCAGATCACCATCGACGGCGTTACATATCTGGTCCACAGCACAGACGCGGTGCTGATCTCTGGATGACGGGCGAGAACGAATGTGTGTTCTGCCGGGAGCTGAAATCGCACAAGAATATCAACGATTTCCTGCGTGATCACGGCGACGAGTCGGATAAAGGCATTAAGCACGAATACACGGTTGCCATTGTGATCCGAACATGGAACAAGGACCGCGGTAAAAGGCATGCAACGCGAATAACCGACTACCGTTACCGCGGCATCGGCTACAAACTGAATTTCTGCCCGGAGTGCGGGCGGGATCTGAGAAGGAGAAGCAAATGAAAATAGAGGAAATGGACCTGTCCGTCCGGTCCTATAACTGCCTCAAGCGTGTCGGCATAGATACCATAGAGCAGTTGAGCGAGAGGACGGAAGACGATCTTCGCAGGATCAGGAACCTCGGGAAGCAGAGTATCGGCGAGATCATTCGGGCGATGGAGGTTCGGGGCTACGTTCTCAAAGCAGAAGATCCTCTTGATGCGGGGGTCTGTGTCACCTGCGGCGATATCAAAGAGCAGGCGCAGAACTACCAGGCGCTTTATTCCAAAGCAGCACAAGAGCGCGATGCTGCGATGGAGAAGTTGAAAGGCGCCGTCCCGCTGTGCGAGAAGCTGGAGCAGATGATCATCAGCGCTGAGCGGTATGCCTTCGGGCGGCGAACGTACATCGTGAGCGATACCTGCTCATACATCGGCGGGCTCCTGCCCCGTCTCTCCGACTGGTGCCTGGGTATCATGTGGCAGGACATCGAGAGCGAGCTTGAACGGGCCGAGCGGATCGGGTCGTTTGAGTACTGGGGCGACGAATGCGACAGAAAGCAGTGGGCTACCTTCTGGAAGAAGCTCACGGAAGAGATCGAAAGGAGGATCAAGGATGGTAAGTCTGACTATCTGCGAGGGCAACCCTGGAGCAATCAGCTTCATGATCGGAGCATACACGGTGTGTACCCCGAGCAGGGCCGAACCAGCGTTCCGGAGAATGCAGGATAACGGTATCACCGGGGACAAGCTCTATATGCTCTGGAACGACTGCTGCGACCGGGACACGGTAAAGGCCGTGGACCTTATGACGCACGACACTATCGAGAATATCACGAGGCATATCAACCATAAGGGTGGCCGTGGCATTCCCTACTCTCGCCGCGAGTTCATCCAGATCACAGGGAAGGTGATGATATGACCACAACCAACTGCGTGAACTGCGGGGCCCCGCTGACGGGTTGCGTCTGCGAATACTGCGGGACGGAATACGGCAGGAAGAAAAAGCACCACAAAAGAACCGTGGGCTTGTATGCCGATAATGAGATCTTCGAGGAAATCGAAATTGATGATGAGCCTCATTCACCCATTCAGCGCCCGACGCCGATCGGTGGCGTAATTACTCATTGATGGAGGATGAAATGGAAGAACCCAAGACTAAGAATTACAGGGAGTATCACAAGGGCACTCACACCCAGGTCAAGCGCGAAGGTGGTGTAATGTGCCTGAACCCGTCGTGCGTATCCGGCACAGGCGGATGCGAGCACTGCGGATGGAATACGGTCGAGGCGGAGCGCCGGAAGAAGATCCCGCTGGAGGAGTACATACACGAAGTCAAGGACAAGGACGGCAACGTAGTCTCTCGTGAGAAGCGCCGGCGAAAATTCCTTGGTCTGAGAAATTCGACTGGTGAGGCAGACAGTCAATGACCGGCGAGTGCTATATATGCGGAAAGTACGCCGAGCTCGAACGGCATCACGTTTTCAACGGGGCGCTTCGGAAGAAGTCGGAGAAATACGGTGCTGTTGTAAATCTCTGCCACTATTGCCACAACGAGCCGCCTGGTGGCGTCCATTTCGACCAAGAGGCCGACGACTGGCTCAAAGCTACGTTCCAACGTCAGCTCATGAAAGAGCATGGTTGGAGCGTTGACGATTTCATTTACCAATTCGGAAAAAACTATCTCGAAACGGAGGATATATCATGAGCAGCAAAATGAACCACAAGAAGCGTTCCCGCTATTCGGAGCAGATCAAGGGTGCGGCGTTCAAGGCGTCCAGCCGCCAGGCGTTCTATCGAACGGCCTACGATAACCATAACATGAACATCTTTGGCCGTATGGCGGCGTTTCTCCATCGAAAGACCCCTCAGCAGAGCGGTGCGGTCAAGGAAATCGCCAAACACCAGGAGGGCTGATCCATGGAAGCGGAAACCAAGGACTATCAGCGGGGGTACGCCGAGGGCCTTCTTGCCAGTCGGGAAATGGATGCATCTGACCGTGTATATTGCGCGGCGCTCACTTGCTTTGGACAGGCTAATCAGATTGTCGTTTCCATGGAGGAAATGTCTGAGCTAACGAAAGAACTAGCAAAGCAACTCCGAGGGCACGGGGACCGTGAACACATCACAAAGAAAATGGCCAAGGTCTATATCATGCTTCGGCAGATGGAGATCATGTTCGGGAACGCTTCTGATGTCGAGCTGGCTATCGCCGAGGAAACCACTTGTCTGAAAGTGATGGTGGAGAATGGCGGAGATTCGGCTGGGTGATCGAGTTCGGATGATCCCGGAAACCTTTGGTTCCGGACTCGCTGAAAAGAAAGCCAAAGGCTTTATCGAGTTACGACCGTTGCAGAACGGCACGGTAACATACATACATCCATCCCACAGATGGTATCAGGTGACATTTGATTGCGGCGTCAAGGAGTGCTATTTCTTTGATGCGGAGGAAGGAGGAGAAAATGAGCAACAAACGCGAAGACAAGGATCACATTATCAAGTTGGCGGCTGAGGTTGCCGCGAAGACGGCCCTCAAGACTTTTGACGCTGAAATGACCAGGACAAAAACCGAGAGAGTTGACCGCCGACTGAGGAATACAAAGCTCCTCCTCCGCAATTACCGGATGTTCAAGGCTCATGCAGAAAACGCCGTATACGACGCCGAACAAATCGACGAGGATGCCTATGATATCATTGATCTCATGTCGGACCGCTGGCAGGACAGCGAGGTATTTGTCGAGAGTATCAAACAGTCCGTAGCCCGGACGGTGACGATTGTGACCCATGTGGAAACGATGCTACATCTGTACGAGGCATACTGTTTCAACTGCGGCAACCCGGAAGAATCGCGGCGGTGGGAAGTCATCAAGGGACTGTATATGGACGAACCTGCGGCCACCGTCCGGCAGCTCGCCAATGATCACTTTGTGACAGAACGGACCATTTACCGGGACGTGGATATCGCATGTGAGCGGATTGCGGCGCTGATCTTCGGCATTGATGGGATCAAGAAAGGCTGATGTCAAAAACCTTTCATTGCTATGTCAATACGTCCGTGATACAATCGCAGATGTAAAATTTTAATCAGACGCCGGAACTCCCGATCTTTGAGGCTGAGGCCTATGAAGATCGGGAGTTTTGCATATCCGAAGAAAGGAGGATTCCGGGCCTGTTTTACTCCTTGGCAGACCCGTTTTATCAGCGACCTATACCGACGATGTTCGCCGCAACGACGGTCATGGGCCAGCATATAAAGGAGGAAAACAAAAGTGTTTTCAAAGATTAAAACGAGATTCCGGGAAGACCCGAAGATCTATTACGCGCTCTCCATCTGTGCGACGTGGGCCGGCATCGGCTCGCTGATGAACGGCGTCACCATGACGCAGACCTACGGCTTTGTGCCCTCCGCGATTTGGGTGCTGGGCAATGTGCTCGCCTGTATCCTGTTCGGCGCGGTGGCAATGAAGATCCCGAAGGTGCGCGAGGTATTCAACACCAGGATCATGAAATGGATCTGCGCCATCATGTGCGTGTTCCAGGCGTGGCTCAGCATGAACGGTATGCAGTCGGTGTTTGCGGACACGCCCATCGGCTCCCTCGGCGGCACCATTGTCGCCTACACGCTGGCGGTACTGTTCCTGGTCATCCTGATCAAGCGGGGAATGATACGGAACGTGCTGACAGATGGTTTCGGCTGGATTATCGTGTATATCCTCGCCTACGGCGTGACCGTGGCGGCGGCGATCCACTCACAGGACAGCTTCAAAGTCATCCCGGCCATCGCCGGAGAGGGCGCATTGAAAACCGGCATCTGGAAAGCGATCTTACTTCTGCCGGGTCCTTTCACCTACCCGTACTTCTTCGAGATTCTGTCCTATAACGACGGGAACGAGGACGGGACGCAAAAGATCGATGTGCAGGAAGCGTTCACGATGGGCGGCGTGTACTTCGGTGTGTATATGCTCATCACCTTCCTGCTGGCCTGGGTGCAGTTCACTCCCTTTCTGAACACGCTCAAGGCCATCCTCATCACCATCATCGGCACATCGACGCTCTCCAGCTCCATGTACTCGATCTACATCGCGTTTGGGAAAAAAGCTGGGCTCGCCGTAAACGGCGGTCTGATCCTCGGATGGCAGTTCCTCATCCCGCTGGGCGTGATGGGGATGTGGACGCTCATGGCCTCGGTGCGCATATACTTTGTGGCCGGCGCCATTATTGCCGCGCTGATATGGCACTTCGTTGAGAAACGGAGGGCGGCGGCATGAAAAAGGTTCTTGGCCGAAAGCATTCCAGCTCAAATGCCGACTGGCTGGATGCTGTGGAGCACATAGAGGAGCTGATCTCCCCGGAAGAGGTGGAGATATTCGCGGCGCAGGCAGCGGAGCGTATCCGAAAGGTGTGCGCCGGAAAAAAAGCCGCTTATGCGTGGTCGGGCGGGAAAGATAGTATAGTCCTCGCGGACATCCTCGAAAAGCAGGGTGTCTCCGAGGGCTATTTTGCATACTGCGATCTGGATTATCCTGAATTCATCCGCTGGGTGAATGCGAATAAGCCTGATGGCGTGAAGATGATGCACACAGGGTACGACCTGGAATGGCTCGCCAAGCACCAGGAGCTTATTTTTGCGACTGGCCTCGTCGGGCAGCGCTGGCACCAGATCAGCCAGAGGGGTCCGTTTACAGAAATGTTCTTCGGCAATGGCCTCGATATCCTGGTTCTGGGACATCGAGTCATTGATGGGAACGTGTGCGGAGCAGAAGGTTTTATCCGCAAGAAATCCGGTGAGGTTCGGTTCAATCCTTTGTACGATTGGCCGCACGAGGCATTGCTTGGCTATATCCATTACCACGATCTGGCGCTCCCGCCGATTTACGGGTGGAAGGACGGATATGTCCAGGGCACCCACGCATGGCCGGAGCGGGATTATTGCGATACGCTCGATCAGGGGTATCGGGAAGTATACGACATCGATCCTTCAATCATCATCGAGGCGGCAAAGCACATTCCCTCTGCGCGTCACTTCCTGCAGGAGGTGGGCGCATGAAGATCACGGTGAAGAAGCTCTCGGAGCTGCGAAAGCCCGAGAAGAATGTCCGCCTCCACACCGCCAAGCAGTTGGAGGAGTACGTCCGCTCGCTGGAAATGTTCGGTCAGATACGTCCGCTGGTGGTGGATGAGGCCGGGGAGATCATTGCGGGAAACGGACTGTATGATGCCCTTGTCCGAATGGGGCGAGATACAGCAGAGTGCTATGTCGTCTCCGGGCTGACGGAAGCGCAGAAGAAAAAGCTCATGCTGGCGGACAACAAAGTGTTCGAACTGGGGATCACTGACACGGACGCCTTTGAGGATATCTTGAAGGATCTTGGTACGGATTTCGATATCCCTGGTTACGACTCCTCCATGCTGGAAATGCTGTCCATGTCATTCACGGAAGTGGATGACTATATCAGTGGTTACGGCTCGTTTGAACCGGATGAGGTAGAACGGATACAGGCCAGACCGCCCGAAAACCATACAGAGGGCGTTGCAACGGGTGTTCCTGCGTATTCCCCACCCGCACCCATATCGAACCCTATCACCGGGGAAAAACACGAGGGAAACGCCGGAAACGGGCCGGAAGACGAACCGACCGGACGGTATGTCATTTGCCCGAGGTGCGGAGAACGCATCTTATTGGGAGGCGTCTGATATGCCGGTGAAAAAACTTGAGAGCACTATGAACGTTCTGGACGCGGCGAAAATCCGGATCCGGAACGTTTTCTCCAATGGGTGCAAGGTCTACCTGAGCTTTTCCGCAGGGAAGGATTCGCTTGTGCTGTCCAGCCTCACCTATGACCTGGCTGTCGTCGGGGAGATCGACCCGAAGCGTCTGACCGTCATATTCATTGACGAGGAAGGGCTGTACCCCTCGATGGTCGAGGCGGCGCTGCGCTGGCGAAAGAAATTCCTGTCCATCGGAGCCGAGTTTCTTTGGTTCTGCCTACCGTTCAAACAGGTGTGCGTGATCAACCATCTGTCCGCGTCCGAGAGCTGGATCACCTGGGAACCGGGCAAGGAGGACGTGTGGATGCGCGAGCCGCCGCCTTTCGCCATCATGCAGAGTGATACGCTGAAATATCCTGGTCAGATGAACTACCAGACGTTTTGCCGGATTGCTTTTGACGACGGCATTCAGATGATCGGCCTGCGGACGGCGGAAAGCCTCACGAGGCTGAAAGCGGTCGCACGGATGGATATGCAGCACATTCGTCCGGGCGGTCCTTTTTATCCGATCTACGACTGGAAGGACAATGACGTCTGGCTCTACATCAAGGAGCGAGGGCTTGCGTTCCCTGAAATCTACATGAGGTTATATGAGGCAGGCGTTTCAAAGCGCCAACTACGCCTTTGCTGTTTCTTCGGGGATATGTCTACGCAGGGGTTGCGGTGGATCGCCGAGACGGACAACGACCTTTGGCAGAGGATCGAACGAAGGGAGCCGAACGCTTATCTTGTGCTGCTGTACTGGGACAGTGAAATGTTCCGGCGCACCTCTGAGAAGCGGCGGGAGTTGGAGAGCGGCGAGCCGCAGAAGGATTACCGCGCCATGTGCGAGGATCTTCTTTTCCTACACCCCGAACGGTACACAATTCCGAGCGACACCCGCAAAAAAATCAACCTGTGGCGGCGACTGTTTATCAAAAGCTATGGCATCGCCGGCAACGACATATATCGGAAGATGTACGAGGGCGTGCTGTACGGTGATCCGAAGCTGAGGGTGTACCGCATCCTGTTCTCCACCATCTTCAACGACTACGCGGATCAGGCGCGGAAGGAGAACGCTCATGGCTGACATGAACATCTTCGCGCCGCTGGCGTCGTTGCAGTGGGTGGATCGTGACAAGGTCATACCCAATTCATATAACCCGAACAAGGTCAGCGAGGAGAACTTGAAGCTCCTCACACAATCCATTCTCACCAACGGCTGGACGCTTCCCATTGTGGTGCGCCCTGATTATACCATCATCGACGGCTTCCACCGCTGGACAGTCAGCGGCAGGGAGCCGCTTCTTTCTATGCTGGGCGGCAAGGTTCCCGTTGTCGTGGTAGACCACGCCGGCGACGAAAGCGCCGACGTGTACGGCACGATTACCCATAATCGCGCAAGGGGGCAGCACCTCTTGGAGCCGATGAAGGCCATCGTAAAAAAGCTCCTCGACGAGGGGAAGTCTGTGCAGGAGATCGGCAAGCAGCTCGGCATGAGACCAGAGGAAGTGTTCCGACTGTCCGGCTTCACCCGTGAGGAGTTCCTCGCGCTGATGACAGAAGATGTCACCGGGTATAGCCGGGCAGTGGTCTATAAGAACGTGTAGGCACCTCCTGAAAATACGCTCCACGGCGGCTGCGCAATACTGCGTTGAGATGCGACAAACCGCGCCGGTGAAAGTCCGGCATTTATTATATCCACCACGAGAGGAGGACGGCGCTGTGCAGACCACTGAGAAAATCCCTGTATACATCGACGTAAGGAAAGGACGCACCGTCTGTATTTGTCATGCCGGGTATAAGGGGTGCGGCAAGGCCTCATGCGTGAGGGATACCGTGACGCGGGACAAGTTCGACCAGTGGGAGAAGACGCGCCGCAAAAATAAATATGGCCACTGAAAAACGCCCTGGCTATCACCCGGCCCTAAAAACGGGGGAGGGGAAAAAGGATAGCCTAAAAAGCCAGGGCTTTTATCACACAAGCGCATGGCGACGGATTCGGCAGATGGCCCTCCAGCGTGATCATTACCTCTGCCAAGCCTGTCTGAAAAACCATCGGTTCACGAAAGCGACAGAAGTTCATCACATTCAACCACTTGAAGACTTTCCTTCTCTTGCGTTGGATCTCTCGAACCTTCAATCGCTTTGTTGGGATTGTCATGAGCAGACGAAGTCTCACGGACGGAAGTCTGTGAGCGTTCCGTCAGGAGTGAAGGTCATCAAGATCACTGATGGCAGCGAGCTCGATTGATTGTCATCATCACGATCGGATGGGGTGCCCGGCCTTGTCGGGCGATGATACCCCCCTACCCTTCGAGCCGAAACAGGGGCCGTATGTAACCGCGCGCCCTTATACCTTTTCACCGCGAGTTATGCGTAACGTTTTTTTGGAAAGGAGGTTGTGAGTGTGGCAAAGGAAAAGCAGAACGTAATCCGGGTGGACCTCAACGCTCAGGCGATGGAAATCCTTGAAAAGGCAACCGCCAAAGGTGTGGAGCACAGTTTCATGTTCGTGACGGCGTTCAAACGGTATCAGGAGCTGATAGGCCACCTTGCCGAGCTCCAGAAATCCATAAGCGAAGACGGCCTCATGGTGACGAAAGAGTACGTCAAGGGCCGTCAGAACATCTATGTCCACCCTGCCGTGAACGCCTACAACGCAACGGCGGCGGCAGCAGACCGGACAGCCCAGCTTTTGCTCAGATACATCGTCCAGCCGCTGTCCAATGATGGCGACGAGGGGGATGAATTCGATGTCTTTTAAGGAACTATACCCGGAACTCCATATCGCGAGTATCATTCAGGCGTCCAAAGCGTTCCAGTTTTGCGTTGACGTTCTTGACGGGAAAATCGTGTCCGGCAAGAAACGCCAACAATCCTGCATAAGATTTGTGAACGAGCTGGAAAAGTCGGCGACTGACCCTCAATACCCCTGGGAATTTGACATCGAAAAAGCCTACCGCCCCATTGATTTCATGGAGCGGTTTTTGACGCCGACAAAAGGTGCTTACAGCCGCATGGAGCTTTTGCCATGGCAACACTTCGTGGAAGCCAATCTCTATGGTTGGATTTCGCGAAAAACAGGCTATCGGCGCTTCCGGGAGGCCCTGATTCTGGTCGGACAAGGCAACGGAAAGAGCACTATGATCGCCGGAAACGGTTCATACGGACTCACAAAGGACGGCGAGAGAGGCGCAGAGATCTATTGTCTCGCGAACTCCCGTGAACAGGCCCGCATCATTTTTGATGAATGCTCCGCACAGGTATCCGGGAGTAAGATCCTCTCGAAGCACATTGAGGTTCGGCGCGACGGAATGTACTTCAAGAATTCCAAGTTTGAACCGCTGTCTTCGGAAAGCAAAAACCTCGACGGGCGCAACGTGCACATCGGCGTGTTCGACGAGATCCACGAGTTTCGGGACTACAAGCTCATAAACGTCATCAAGGGCAAGCTGAAAAAGCGAAAACAGCCCTTGATTATCTATATTTCGACCCTCGGAACGGTCATAGACGGCCCTTTGATGGACTTTTACGTGCTTGGAAGCCAGATTTTGGACGATACAGGCGCTATTTCGCAGAGAGCCGCAGATCGAATGTTCGTATATATCGACGAGATCGACGAGGATGACGATCCGAATGATACAAGTTGCTGGGCCAAGGCCAACCCATCCCTTGGCGCTCTCCTTGATCTGGATGATCTGATTGACGAGTGGGAGCGGGTGAAGTCCATTCCTGCCGAACGCTCCAACTTCATCAACAAGCAACTCAATGTGTTTACGATGGTCGATGAACTTTCTTTCCTCGACGTCAAAACGATAAGGAAGAACAATAAGGAAATCGACATCGAATCGCTGCGCGGAGAGCTCTGCTACGGGGGCTTTGACCTCGCAGAAACCGAGGATTTTACCTCCGCATGCCTCGAATTCCCCCTTCGAGACAACTATTTTTTCGTTTTGGAGCACACTTGGGTGCCTCAAAAGAAGGTCGAGATCGATCACGAAAAGCTAGATTGGCAGACGCTTGTGAAGAAAGATCTGCTCACGATCTGCGAGGGCGAATATGTGGATTACATGCTCGTCTATCAGTGGTTTGAGGATATGCGGAAAATCTACCGCATTGACTCTATCGGCTATGACCCGGCAAAGGCGTTCATGATGGTTCAGAAAATGAAAGAAACGGGATTCGTTATGAATGAAGTCCGGCAGGGCGAGCTTACTCTGACCGCGCCGCTGGATAACCTCAAAGAGCGTTTTCTGGACGGAAAGATCATCCACAACAATAACGCCATGTTCAACTGGTATCTGGGCAACGTGAAACTCACGAAAAGGTCGGCAAATGCGACCTATTTGCCCACAAAACAGTCAAAATATCGCAAAATTGACGGTTTTGCGGCGTTTTTAGACGCTCATACCGAGTATTTGCGTAAACACCCGACGTATATCCCGGAAGATAAACAACTGACAACCGTGATAAAGCTGTCGTGATGGCTTTGGAACGAACAAAGGAGGCTTGATGCACTTGACTTTTAAAGAAAGGCGAAAGCAGCGTCGCCGGAACAGGATCATCAAGGCGGCTATCGCGGAAGGTCTGACCGTGCCAAGCCGCTGGCGGCTGGATCGCGGAGATCAACTGTTCAAACGACGCGGCGACTACACGCTGGAGAACAGCGAATTGATTTTCTCCGCTGTGTCCAGGATAGCAAATTCGCTCTCCGCTATGCCCGTTCACCTGTACAAGGGCGCGAAGTTGTACAACAATGCGCTTAGCGATATGGTTGGATTTTCCCCAAATCCAAGCATGACGAGCTGTAATTTCTTCAAGACGATGGAAGCATGCCGCTCTACGTCCGGCAATGCCTACGCTCTGAAAGTCTACGACGTACACGGTATTCTATCGCGCCTTGATATTCTGGACCCTTTGCGTGTCACCCCGATTATGGAAGTGGAATCTCAGGAATTGTGGTATAGGGTCAGGCCTGAACACGGGAACGACTACTACATCCACAATTTCTATATGCTTCATGTGCCGTTTATCTCCACAAACGGATACATCGGCGTGAACCCTGTCAGGGTGCTGTTTGATACCTTGGGATATAGCGACAAAATCCAGACCTTCCAAAAGGAACTGTTGGAACAGGGCGTGAATTCCGCTATTGTCCTCGAGGCTCCTGCCAATCTGGGCGACTCGCAGAAGAAAGCCATGATTGAGTCCTTTATGGAGACTTATCGGGAGACATCGGGCAATATCCTGCTTCTGGAATCTGGCGTAAAAGCATCCACGCTGAACCTGTCGCCGGTTGATACCAAGTTGTTCGAGGTGGAGAAGATCACAAGATCTAAGGTGGCGATGGTCTATAACATCCCGCCGCATCTTCTCGGTGATTATTCCGAGGGCGGCTCTGGCAATCAGGAGCAGCAGATGCTTGAATTCCTGACCATGACGATGCTGCCCATTGTCACCGCCTATGAGCAAGAACTGAATCGTAAATTACTGACCGCGGAGCTTCGGCGCCGCGGTTTTCATTTCAAGTTCGATATGGACGCCGTACTGCGGGCGGACGCCTCGACGCAGGCCGAGGTTGACTACAAGGCTGTGCGTTCCGGCTGGAAAACAGTCGATGAGATACGTGCCTCCCGCAATCTTCCGGCTCTTCCGGGCGGCGTAGGAAGTAAGGCGCTCGTCTCGCAGGATCTGGCAACGCTGGACTATACCGTCAACGACAAGCCGAAGGTTTTGGCGGCGGGAAAAACGCCGCCGACAAAGACGGAAGAGTCAGAGGAACCCAAAAAGCCGGAGGAAACGGCCGATGAATGAGGAGTTGATGAAAGAGGCTGAGGCCCTCGGCATCAACGCCTCGATGTATTACCTTCTCCCTCCCGATAAGCGGGATGATGCCTTGTGCAGGGATATTGCCAGGGCGAAAAACCAGTCCGCAACCGACGCCAAATGAGGCGCCGGTTTTTTCATACCTCTCACGCGGAAATCTTCGAGGAAAGGAGGATTTGAGCTTGGAAATTGAACTGAAATACAAATCGAATTCCATCACGAAAGCCAACGCCGAGGCCGATATCGACCTGATCAATCAGTACAGCTTGAAGGAGCTTACCGCTGATGACGTTTTCTGTTTCAACGTCGTGCTCTGCGACAACGAGGTAGACCGTGATCTGGAACGCTTTACAGACGAGGCGCTTGATACCCTTGCTGAACTGTTCGTCGGCAAGACCGGTATCAAGGATCATAACTGGACGGCAAATAACCAGGTCGCGCGGCTCTATCGCGTCGAAGTGCAGACCACAAAGGAGAAGAACAGTTTGGGTCAGCCGCTCAAACGTCTGCACGGTAGCGCCTACATGCTGTGCAACGATGATAACAAGGCCATGATCGAGGCAATCGAGGGCGGCATTGTGAAGGAAGTCTCGGTGGGCTTCGCCACCAAGAGCCGCGCACACTGCTCCCTTTGTGGTGAAGAACTCTTTTTCAGTTGGGCCACCGGGCGTCGCAAGTGCAAAAACGATCACGTCTTGGGCGAACTCTACGACGGTGTTCGGTGCATTGGCGAACTGAGAGACCCTGGGGACGCCTATGAATTCTCCTTTGTCGCTGTTCCCGCTCAGAGAGGGGCGGGAGCCACAAAGAGCCTGAAATGCGCCGGGATCGACATTCACGAGACGATTATGAAAATGTCCGTCGAGGAATTGGCCGAGTATCCCGAAGCAAACGAGGCGGTCATCAAACACTTGCAGACGGCGATGCTGTCTGCCGACGAACGTGCAAAACGTGAAGCCATCCGCAAATATGCGGAAGAAAATTTTTAACGAAAGGACGAACTGAAAATGACTCTGTTTGAAATGAAGGAAAAGAAGTTCCAGCTTGAGCAGGAACTGTCCACGGTGAAGGAAGACATCCTCAACAAGTCTGCCGACCCCACCGTCAGCACCGAGGATCTTCAGGAACGCCAGAAAAAGGCCGAGGACCTGAAGAACCGTATCTCCATCATCGACGGCAACATCGCCGAGGAGGAGGAAGCCCAGCGCAAGCGTCTTGCCCTGAAGAACGGCTCCGGCGCCGGCATGAACGAGGAGCAGGTCCGCATCAAGGCGAAGGCTGACTTCTATCGTGCGGCTATCCTGGGCGGCGACGTGTCCAAGGCCTATGAGGGCCTCGGCGGCATCCCTGCGGCGAACGCCGATCTCGGCAGCGGCGATAAGCTCCTGCCCACCAACCTCAGCAGCCAGCTCGTGCTTGAGCCTGTTGAGGTCAATCCCCTGCGCACCATTTGCCGGGTCACCAACATCACCGGCCTGGAGGAGCCCAAGCTCGGCTTCACCATCGAGGATACCGACATCGCGGATGTGACCGACAAGCAGACCGCAAACGAGATCGAGATGGAGGGCGATTCCATCGCATACGGCCGCATGAAGATGAAGGTCACCGCCACCCTGAAGGACACCGTCATGTATGGCACCGACCTCGATGTCGTGACCGCTGTCGAGAGCGCTCTGCGTTCTGCGCTTGCCAAGCGCGAGAAGCACTATGCGTTCCTCTCCGCGACGGCCTGCGGCACCGATACCGCTCATGCGCACATGAGCTTCTACAAGGACGGTGCCATCACCGAGAAGACCGGTGCCACCATGTACGCTGCCATCGTGGCCGCGCTTGCCGACCTCGCTGATGACTTCGCTGCCAACGCCCGCGTTGTCATGAAGAAGTCTGATTATTATGAGATGATCCAGACGCTCACCAACGACAGCGAGGCGCTGTTCGGCTCCAAGCCTGCGTCCATCCTCGGCTATCCTGTCGTGTTCTGCGACAAGGCCGAGACTCCTGTTGTGGGCGACTTCCAGTACTACGGTATCAACTACGATATCGGCGCTGTGTATGAGACCGACAAGGACGGCAAGAAGGGCGAGTACTACTTCATCTTCACCGCCTGGGGAGATCAGCAGATCCGTCTCAAGAGCGCGTTCCGCCTGGCGGTAGTCTCGGGGGAATAACGGCCGATAGTCCCGATGAGGGAGGCCCGAAGCTCTCGGGCTTGACTATCGGCGCGCTATCCCTTACGCCGACTTTCGATCCCGGAACGCTTGAGTATGCCGTGAGCACCACGAATGGTCAGAACAAGGTCACCGTGACCACAGAGGATGAAAACGCAACGGTCACGATCCTGCTCGGCGAAACGGCGATCGAAAACGGTTCGTCCCCGACATGGGAGGCGGGTGAAAACACGCTCACCATTACGGTGACGAACGGAGAGGATGAAACGGTTTACACCGTAACGGTCACCAAGTCCTGAAAGGGCGGGTGATCGTATGTCGGTTACAACCTCCAACCTCAAAGAGTATTTGCGGATTGCACCCGACAGCACCGAAAACCTCGAACCATATCTTGCGGCGGCGAAAGCCAAAGCAAAGACTGCGGGAATACCTGATTTTGAGAACAACGCCATGTATGACCTGTTCATCATGGCGTTGGCCTCTTTGTATTACGAGAACCGCGGAATGTCGTTCTCTGGCTCCTATCAGGCTACCGCCGAAGAAAACGCCCGTAAGCTTATCAACAGTTTCGTACTGGAACTTCGGTTCGCAGAGGACGGTGTTTCAGAGGGGACCGGTGATACAGGGTGAGTAAATCCGCAAACCCCGGCGAACTGCGGACGGCGATCTACGTCATGAAGATCACCGAAGGCAACAAAACCGATAGCGAAGGATACCCAGTGCGCCCGGAAGTGAACGTTTTTGGCGAAGGCACGGCCGTCATGTGCAAATGGGTAAATGCCCATGGTTCCGACGCCTATATCGCCATGCAGATGCAGGTACGGGAGCCCGCCACGATCACCTGCCGGTATTCGCCCCTTATAAAACCTGATTGCCTGATCTACAAAGGATCGGACGAAGAGCCTTATGAGATCGAGACCATCGACAATGTTGAGGAGCGAAATGCCTGGCTGGAGATCAAAGTGAGACGAAGGGAGGCGGCACGATGAGTGTTGATTCCAAGATCGTAACCGCCCTGGATCCGTTCTCGTATGACGTGGCAAATGGGGTGAGTTTCACCAAAAACAAGACCTATTTCGCATTCAACTATACTGTTATCCCGGCAGACTTTGCCGATGATGCACCTTGCCACGAGCGATATCTCGTGCAGGTGCATTTTTTCTGCCCTCTGAACGTGAATATCACGAGGCTTAAAAAGAGCGTGAGGCAGAGGTTGTACGCTGCCGGATTCACCTGGCCGTCCATTACGGACGCCTCGGATGAGAACAGCCGCCACATCGTGTTCGAGTGCGAGATAGCCGAAGGAGTTGATACAGATGGCGTCGATGACGATAACGGGGCTTGATGAATACGCTTTCAGTTTCAAGGAACTGGCAACCTTGCCGGATACGGTTCTGAAAGCGATGCTGCAGGCCGAGGGAGAGGTTATCAAACGCGGCCAAAGCCAAACAGCGGCGAGTATGCTTCAAGGTCCGTATTACAGGGGCGGAGTTGTTTCAGGTATAAGGCTCGGGAAATACAAGCGGAATGCCGGCAACGCGACCATGTATGTGACCTTCGAGGGCTCTCAACACGGAAACCGTATTGCAGAGATCGCCTTTATCAACGAATACGGAAAACACGGGCAACCGGCGAGACAATTCATCCGCGAAGCAAACGAGCGTTATGCGGAGGAAGCGGTTGACGCCGCTGCCCGCGTCTATGATCAATACCTGACCTCAAAGGGTCTGTAAGAAAGGAATGAACTTCAATGGCTGAATTTGGCGCCAACTACCCTTGCTTCAAAGCCAACGATGCCGTAACCGGCGTTGTGATCGGCAAGCTCGTATCCGCCAACCTGACCGTAAACCTTGCCTCCGGCGAGCTGTTTGCGGATGACGGTCTTGCGGAGCAGATTTCCGAATTCGCCTCCGGTTCCCTCGCCATGGAGACTGACGATCTGGTGGATGCCAGCGCCAGCGCGATCTATGGCTGCACGGTCAGCGGAGGCGAAGTCACCTATAACAAGGAAGACACGCCCCCGGAGGGCGTTCTTGCCTATTACAAGGTGCTTCTGCGTAACGGCGTGAAGTATTACAAAGCGTTCTACTATCCCCGTGTTCGGGCGGCGCTTGGTAACGACAACGCCCAGACGCGCGGCAGTTCCATCACCTTCCAGACGGCAAACACCACATTCACGGTGTTTACCGATGACAACGGCGATTGGAGAAAGACCAAGACGTTCGAGAACGTCGCTGACGCTATCGCATACGTCAATACGAAGTGCACCATCACTTCCTGATCCAAGCGCCTCGAACGAGTTTTTCCCTCACGGGGTATTCCTATATACCCCGTGGGGCTTTTCTACGATGTATGGGCGTTGCAACCGCCCAAATAATGAAGGAGTTGTATGCCGTGGACAGAATGATAACCGTGATGGTAAACGGCGAGGAACGCTGCCTGAATTACTCTGTGGAAGTCATGTTTAACATGACGGAGAAGTTTGGCAACATTCGGGCGGCGCTGGATGTCCTATCCGGTGAGGATAAAGCGTCGTTTGAGGCCATGCGCTGGTTTTTGGTCAGCATGGTGAACGATGCGGAACTGTACCGCAGGGATGCTGGTTACGATCATCTTCCCATGCTGAAAGAGGAGGATATATCGCTCAGAATGTCCCCGCTGGAATATGCCGTGTTGAAATCGGCTATTGTTGACGCAATCAACAAGGGGTATATGCGAGAGACCGCAGATGAGAACCAGGAGATTGATCTTGGTTTGGAGGAATTACGTGCAAAAAAAGCAAAGGCCGGGGACTAAGAGCGCGGCATAATTACGACGCTGTTGTTCATTTGCACCTGACACGGCGCGAGTTTTACCGAATGAACCCCGGCTTGTTCTACGATATGGTGCAGATACATAATGATCGCGCCCCAAACTTAGGGACCAACATTGATTAGGAGGCTACTATGAGCATTCGCAAGTTTGAGTTCGCAAATCATGAAGTTGAAGTGGAAATCGCCGGTAAGACCTATGCGATTGACTGTACTACCAAGACCGGCGAATACATCGGCCAGCAGGGAAACGTTCTGACTGAGCTTTCTGAGAAGCTCATGGAGGGTGAGAAGACGGAGGCTGATATTATCGGCGTTTATACCGAGATCATCGACCACCTTCTCGGCGAGGGGGCGACGGCCGCAATTTTTGAAGGGCGTGAAGTGCGCACGGATGACATGGCGGATATCTGCGTGTTTCTCGCGAGTGTATTCCAGGAACACACAGCCGCGCATCGCCGCGAGGTATCCGCAAAACTTACCCAGAATGGGAAAAAGAAAAAATGACCAACAAGCGGAAAGTGACCTGTCCTTTCTGTGGTTATGAAATGCCGGTTTGGTATGACCCCGTAACCGCAGTGAGCCACGGTCTATACATCAAGTGTAAAGGCCGACAATGCGGGAAGGTCTTTGAAATAGTGATCAAGAAAACGAGCGACAAGTAGTGCCTGAGTGCCGATGTTCTTGCCATATTGGAGGTGCGGACGTTGGCGACGAGGACTATATCGACAAAACTTGCCATTGACGGCGAGTCCGAATACAGAGCAGCACTATCGAAGATCAACACAGAGATCAAGACTCTGCAGTCTTCTCTCAAGCTGACGGAAAGCCAGTACCAGACAAATGCCAACTCTATGCAGGCCCTCACCGCCAAAGGGGAGGCATTGTCCAATCTATACAAGGCACAACAGCAGAAGGTTGAGGCCCTGAAATCTGCCCTCGATAATGCGAAGAAGGCCGAGGAGGAATATGCACAGCAGAAAGCCGCGCTGATTGCAAAGATCGAGGAGAACAACAAAAAGCTCGAAGCCCTCAAAAACACGACCGGCGATACCTCGAAAGAGGAAAAGGCTCTCACCGAAGAGAACAAGGCTCTGAACGAGCAGCTCGATAAGTGCGATGCCAATCTCACTGCCGCGGAGAAGGGCGTCAACTCCTGGCAGACTCAGCTCAATAATGCAGAAATCAAACTGAATGATCTGGACGCTGAAATCCAGCTCAACAATGAGTATTTGGGCGAAGCGAAAAACAGTGCAGACGGCTGTGCGACATCCATCGATCGTTTTGGGGACAGAATACAGGAAACCGCCGACCAGGCAAGTGAGTTGAAAGAAGCTCTTGTCTCGGCCGGCGTTATTGCTGCATTGGAGAAAACCGCCGAGGCGTTTGAGGCCTGCGTTAATTCGGCGGCTGACTTCGAGTATACCATGAGCTCCGTCGCGGCAATTTCCAGCGCGTCCTCCGAGGACATGGAGAAACTGAATGCCAAGGCAAAGGAAATTGGCGCCGGCACCATGTACACCGCACAGCAAGCTGGCGAGGCCCTTTCGTATATGGCCCTTGCCGGTTGGTCAGCAGAGGAAATGCTGGCCGGTGTAGATGGCGTCATTTCGCTTGCCGCAGCCTCCGGTGAGGATCTTGCTCGCGTCTCTGATATTGTGACCGACGCGCTTACCGCGTTTGGCCTTTCCGCATCTGACTCCGGCCATTTCGTTGATGTTCTCGCGGCCGCTGCGACCAATTCCAACACCACCGTTTCCATGCTTGGGGAGGCGTTCAAGTACGCCGCACCGGTCGCCGGTGCTCTGGGCTATTCCGTCGAGGATGTTGCTGTTGCAATGGGCCTCATGGCGAACAACGGCATTAAAGGCAGCATGGCAGGTACATCGCTCCGAAATATGTTCTCTGCGCTGACTGGCGATGTAAAACTTTCGGCGGCTGCTTTTGGAGAGGTCACGCTGACGGCACAGAATTCCGATGGCACCATGAAAGACTTCTCCGAAACGCTTGACGAGCTCAAGTTGTACTTCGGGCAGATGACCGAAGCGGAGAAGGTTAATAATGCGCAGGCCCTCGTTGGCACTCGTGCCTATGCAGGACTGCTCGCCATTCTGAATACTACCGAAGCCGACTATGCAAGTCTGACCTCTGCCATTGAGGATTGTACGGGAGCGGCCAAAACGATGGCCGATACCCGCATGGATAACCTGACGGGCCAGGTCACCCTTATGCAGTCGGCGTTCGACGCGGTAAAGATCGCGATCGGTGAAAAGCTGACGCCGACTCTGAAGAACCTTGCATCTGCGGCCACAGATGGCCTTTCGTGGATGGCAGATGCGATATCCAAAAGTGATGCATTTGTGCCAACGATAACGGCTGCTGCAACTGCCATTGGTGTCCTGGCGGCGGCTATTGTTGGTTATACAGCTGTGACAAAGTTGGCGGCAGCTGCGGCCGGATTGTTTACAGCGATTCTCAAAACAAACCCGATTTTTCTTGCTGTGAGCGCGATTGCCGCCTTATCTGCGGGGATAGCTGTTCTTGTTGCCACCACTGACGGAGCTGTGCCTTCTGTAAAGGATCTCACGGAAGCGGCTCAGGAGATGCAGGGCTCTCTCGAAGATTCGGGAGAGGCTTTATCCCAAAGCCTAGAGGATACCCAAGCGGTTGCGGATGTTGCAGATAGATATATTACAAAACTCGAGGAACTTGAAGCGACGGGGCTGAAAACGGAAGAGCAGCAGAAAGAGTATCACAACACGCTTGTGATGCTGTGCAATCTCATCCCGGAGCTGTCTAGTTACATCGATCTGGAAACCGACAGTATTGACGGCGGTACGGAGGCTTTGCGTGCGAATACCGAAGCGTGGAAGAAAAATGCCGAACAGCAGGCTTATCAAGAGCGCCTTAATGAACTTATCGAAAAACACGCCGACGTCCTTATAGAAGCAGAAAAAAACAGCATTAAACTCACTCAGGCCCAGGATGACCTTGCGACTGCTCAACAGGCTCAGAATGATGCTATTGCGCGCATGGACGAAATCATGGGCGAGGCACAAGTTAAAGCCGACGAGTGGTATGAAGAAACGGGGCAATTAACAGGGGCCACGGACTGGCTTACACAAGAATACTGGGATCTTTATAATTCTCTTGGATCGCTGAATGACCAGGTAATTACAGCGGAAGATACCGTAGAGAATTACCAGGAGGCAATCGAAGACGATACAGATGCCGTTTCCGCAGCAGAGGAAGAGATAGCTCTTATGGAGGAGGCTATCGACAACCTTACCTCCGCCCAGGAAGCTGGGGCCGCAGCCACTGATGAACACACCGAAGCAACAACGACCAATGCTGCTGCAGTGCAGCAAATTCGGGACGATCTCGACGAACTAGCCCAGGCGTACAAGGATGCATACGATTCTGCGTATTCCAGCATCAGCGGACAGGTTGGTTTGTTCGGTGAATTTGCGGCAGAAATCAGCGAGGACGTTGATACTGTCGAGGAAATGATGCAGCGCTGGGCTGATCAGACGGCGGCACTTTCCGAATACACCGAGAATCTGAAACTGGCCGGACAGTATGGCTTGGATGACGGCCTTGTGGCGTCGCTCTCCGATGGTTCTGCGGAGTCAGCGGCATATCTTGCCGTTATTATCGGCAAAATCGAAGAACTTGGTGGAAGCACCGAGGGAATGAGCACGGATGCAGCGGCGTTTGTCGAGGATTTCAATGCCTCCTTTGCGGAAACAGAGCAGGCGAAAGAATCCTTTGCTGAGACAGCAGCTGCAATACAGACTGATTTCACCGACACCATCACAGCCCTTGAAACAGAAGCGGCGGCGGTGAATTTTGACGGTTTCACGCAGGCTTTCAACGATGCGTTTGCGAACGTCGGTCTTGATGGTGAAACCATCGGCAACAACCTTGGTCTTGGGTTGTCAACGGGCATCGAAGGTAGCACTGACACCGCTCGCGGTTCTGCCGAGAGTATGGCAGAGGAAGTCACGGACGGTACAAAGTCTACTTTCCAAACGCAATCCCCTTCGAAGGTCTTTGAAGAAATCGGCCGGAACCTGGATGAAGGATTGGTCGAGGGTATCGACGGTGACGCCGACACGGTGGTTTCCTCTGTGACGGATATGGCCGACGATGTCAACCAAGAAATGGAGGACGGCGCTAAAAGGGCTGTTGAATCGTTCGATTCTGAATTTAGTCAGATCGTAGATAAGACCGCACAACAGATAAACTCTTTGCGAAGTGCCATCGAGAGCGGCGTAAGTTCCTTGCCGAGTTACATGTACGACATAGGCGCACAAATCGTCTATGGCATGACCAACGGCATATACGGGGCCTCCGGCTCTCTGTATTACGCAATCAGCTATGTCGTAAATAGCGCGATTGCACGGGCGCGAGCTGCGGCGGCGGTGGCCTCGCCATCGAAGAAGACCACGGAAATCTTTGAGTACGTCGGCGAGGGCATGATCGTCGGCATTGAGAACCGGCGCAAGGCGTTGGAGGATAAGATGCAGTCAGTGGTCGAGTCGGCTATGGATGTAGATGTGAAGAATGATATTTCCGACAAGATGACATCCATAAACGACCGAGACCTGACGGCTACATACGTTAAATCTCCGAGCGAAAAAGAAAACGCCTCCAGCACTACAACAATCACCAGAGGCGACACGATCATCAATGTATACCCCAGAGAGGGTCAGGATGAACGTGTACTTGCTCAAGAGCTTGCTGCTTTAATCAATGATAACGTCGGGAAGGAGGATGCGGCATGGGCGTGAATTACTTTGCTCTGGACTATGTAAGATCGACGGCATACGGCGTCCTTATATCGAAGGCGGGGGCATACAACGCCCCTGCCCGTGTTTATGAATCCATATCTGTCCCAGGAAAGAATGGCGACGTGCTTTTTGACGAAGGGCGGTATGAGAATGTTGTTGTCTCATATGAATGTGGCCTTGTGAATGACGACGATCAAATGGATGAATTCCGGGCATGGCTGTTGAGTCATACCGGATATTGCCGAATAGAAGACTCTTACCATCCCGGTGAATACAGGCTCGGCATGCCGATTAACGGGCTGGATCCTGAAATGCTTGTCGCACAGCGAGCAGGTAAATTCAAAGTGGAATTCAACTGCAAGCCTCAAAGGTTTCTGACTGCCGGCAATACCACCACCACGCTGACAGCAAGTGGAAATATCACAAATCCGACGCTTTACCCAGCGAAGCCGCTTCTCCGCGTCTACGGGTATGGAACGCTTAAAATCGGGAGCGACACCATAACAATCGCCCAGCATTCCAGTCTGAGTTACATCGATCTGGACTGTGATATTCAAGATGCGTACTACGGGAGCACGAACGCAAACAGCTATATTACCCTCTCCGGGAGCGAATATCCGACGTTGAAAGCCGGCATCAACAACATAACGCTGGGTGGCTCGGTTACAAGGGTGATAATCACTCCAAGGTGGTGGACACTATGATCCCGATTCTTTACCCTGAAAATGAAACATCTTTTACGACGCAGGGCCTCGGACGGTTGTCCGGGGCTCTTGATTGTATCGTCACCGAGGAACGAAACGGCCAATATGAATTGGAACTTGAATATCCCGTTGACGGTATCCATTGGGGCGATATTTCTCATTCACGTATCATCTATGCGAAGCCGGCAGACGGGAAGGATCCTCAGCCGTTTCGGATATATCGAATCAGCAAACCGTTGAATGGACGTTGCATGATCTATGCCCGGCATATCAGTTATCAGCTCTCACACATCCCGGTTATGCCGTTTTCGGCGCGTAGTTTTACAGCAGCCCTTTCCGGCCTTGTGAATAACGCCGCCGAAACCTGTCCGTTCACAGTCTGGACCGATAAAACAACCACCGGAGAATTTGAGGTTTCGGTTCCTACCTCTTTTCGCTCGCTACTTGGCGGGCAGGAAGGGTCGTTGCTTGATGCTTTCGGAACGGCAGAGTACGAATTCGATAAATATGTTGTCAAGGCCCATGTCAACCGCGGCGTGGATCGGGGCGTTGTCCTGCGGTACGGAAAGAATATCACCGATCTCAAACAAGAAGAGAATATAGCAAATACGATCACAGGTATATGCCCATATTGGGTAGACCGCGGAACAGGTGATTGTAAGACATTGCCCGAGAAAGTCCTATGGAGCAGTCGGGCCGGCAATTTCCCTTATAAGAGAACGGTGCCTGTAGATTTCTCTGACGACTTCGAGGAAGAGCCTACTGATACTCAACTGCGTGAAGCGGGGAACAACTATATCAGCACAAACAACATAGGTGTTCCGGATGTGACCATCAACATGGCATTTATTTCGCTTTGGCAGTCAGCGGAGTATGCGAACACGGCAAATCTTGAGAGAGTAAACCTTTGCGATACTGTAACGGTGGTGTTCGAGAAACTTGGTATTTCAGCACAGGCGAAAGTTGTGAAAACCGTGTTTGATGTTCTCCGTGAAAGGTATCGCTCGATTGACATCGGAAACACGAGGTCAACTCTTGCGAAAACTATTGTCGCTCAGAGTGAAATCACCAATCAGAAGATCAAAGACTCCAAAAGTATGTTGGAGGCCTATATCAACTATGTGACTGAGAAGATCACAGGCGGCAAGGGCGGCTACATTGTGTTCAACTACAATGCGGACGGACTCCCGGAAGAAATGCTCATTATGGACACCCAAAGCGAGGATACTGCCACCAACATCATGCGGTTCAATAAGAACGGCATCGCGTTTTCAACGAATGGCGGCGTGACCTATAACACAGGCTGGACCATTGACGGTGTTTTTTCTGCGAACTTCATCGGAACGGGTGTTCTGGACGCCAACCTGGTTCGCGCCGGCGTTCTGCAGGATGTTCTTGGCACGAACTATTGGGATATGGAGACCGGCGAGTTCCGGCTTGCGTCAAATACCAAAATTGGGGCTTCCGGAACGACTGACACCATCCCCTCACTCATTTCTGATGCAACAAGCGCCCTTCAAACAACGCTGGAAACGCAGATCGATGCAAAGGTCGAGACCTGGGCGCAAAGCACAAATCCGGCTTCCGCGTGGACGACCAACGCAATACGGCAGAAGCACGACGGAGATCTCTGGCTCTATACCGGAACGTCAAGTATTACTGTGGGTGGTGTCACGATAAAGCCGCAAGGTGTATATCAGTACAATTACAATTCTGGCTCACCCGTGTGGTCGGCATACTCCTCCACGTCTGATAACCTGTTTGATCTCGCGGACGGAAAATCTACGATTTTTTACGGTACATATCGAACGGGATCAGCCAGCAACTACACTCCGAACAGTACGACAAAAGCGCTTGCTGTTGGTGATTTTCGTTATTACAGCGGCTATACATACATCTGCACTGATGTTTCTACGCCGACGTGGACAAGGTTCACCGCAGCCGAGACCGGTGACTACTTGGTTGACAGCTATACTGGATGCACCTATAAATGGACCGGCTCGGCATGGTCGAAACAAACAGACTACGCCTCTGCGATAGATGATGCAGTTGATAGTTACGATGACACGCTCACACAACAAAAGGTATTTAACCGCCTGACCAACAACGGTCAGACACAAGGTATTTACCTCAATGATGGGAAATTGTACATCAATGCAACGTACATCGGAACCGGAACTATGACGTCTATCGCCATTCGAAATGGGACTCCGACAAACGGGGTTTACCCGTTTTCGGTTGATGCAAGCGGCAATCTTGTCGCAAGAAGCGCGACAATCAAGAATTCGTCAGGGTCGCTATATGGCGAGATAGCAGATGCACAGTTCAGTGGAGGATACGGGACTAAGACCGGCTATATTGATTTCAATAACTATTGGAACGGCGGCGGTACGTATCAAGGCGTATACGGTACTCGCGTAGCTGGAAAAGGTTGTCTCTGTCTTATGACTCCGCATTTGCTCACCGGATCATATCAGGATGGCGGAAGTTTTACTGGAGATGAGGGCGGTTCGGGTCATTTAACATTCTGCACAGATTTGAGATCGAATAGTGACGGATCAATGTCATGGACTAACTGGACAATATATTTCAAAAACGGCCTTATGATAAGTGACATAAGTTAAGGAATGGAGGGAGAGATGGTTTCTTACAGAGCAGAAAAGAACGGTATTTCGCGGTATATCCAGGCTCATCATATCCCTAAATATACCTTGCAGGGCTATTCCGTCTACAAGATCGAAGACGAGGTGGAAACTGAGGTGCTGGATGTACAAGCAGAGGTATCCAACGCAGAGCCAATGAGCCAATATTTCAAGCCGGGAGGGGAAAGTCAAGATGAAAGCTGATAAGATCGAACGAACCGGAAGTGTTGAGGAACTTCGCGACGAAATGAATGCCTGTGCACTTCATGCCACCTCGAAGCCAATCCCCAAACCAGCGTCTGTTCTATATGAAGAGTTCAGCCAGAAGCTCGTTGATCTCATCAACAGGTGTGGGCTCCCGAACTTCTGCATCATTCCTGTGATCGACGATGTTCTCCGTCAGCTCCGTGCGGCGGCAGCTGTGGAGTATCAGAGAGACTTTGAAAGATGGCAGGAAAAACTCAAGAAAACGCCTCCCGCCGAGGGAGAGAAAACGGAGGATGAGACATGATTACGCACACACTGGATCTCGATGTTGTCCCCGATAAGCAGCCGAAAACTCTTTGGCTGAGCCAGAACGACGAGAATTACACTCTTGTCTTCAATCTCTTTGCCAGAACGGGAGAGCTGACGATCGAGAGCGGCACCACTGTCGCAATCAACGGCACCAAGCCGGACGGGACGGCGTACACAAAGGCCGCGACGCTCAATGGTACGACCGTGACCGTAGTCGGAGACGCGGATATGACGTCTGCGGCCGGGCAGGGCGTTTTCGAGCTGACGCTTACCCATAGCGGCAAGGAACTCAATACCGCCAACTTCTTCATCAACTTCGAGCGGGCGGCTCGTGAGACTACATAAGGATTGGAGTGATACGACATGATCATTCACGCATTTGACCTGGACATGGTTCCGGGCGGGGCGAAAGTGGAGCGGAGGCTGAATCAGTACGACAGTGATTTCAGCCTCCGTATTCATTTGGTTTCCCGTCAGGGGAATTTCACAATCCAGAGTGGAACCACGGCTCAAATCCGAGGCACAAAGCCGGATGGCAACGGGTATTCCGTCAATGCCACGGTGGATGTGGCCAACGCCATAGTCACCGTTACCGGTGATCAGCAGATGACGGCGGCTGCGGGGCACGGCGTTTTTGAACTCACCCTGTTCAACAACGGGAAGGAGCTGAACACCGCCAATTTCGTCCTGCATATCGAACGCGCCGCGCTGGATAAGGATACCCTCGCGTCGGAGTCCGTCATCCGCGAGCTCGTGAACGTGCTGGATAATTCCGCCGAAATCATTGCCGCTGGTCAGCAGGCAGAGGACGCGGTCGCGGATATCGCGGCGCTGACTACCCGTGCGGAGACAGCTGCATCAAACGCGGAGGGCTCTGCGGACGATGCTGTAGCGGCAAAGAATGCCGCCATTGTCTATATCGAGAGAAAAGAAACGTCTCTCGATCAGAAGATTGACGATGCCATTGAGCAGATCGATGAGAAGGCGCAGGCAATCGCCAACATCACGACTGACGCAAATACCAAGGCAGCACAGGCGTTGTCCGCGGCAAACAACGCGGAGAACGAGGTTGCCGAACTGAATAACGCTGTTGCCGCCCTTCGGCGCAGCGACGCGGCTATGCAGCTGGTGATCGAGGGCAAGGTCGATGATGCCTATGTCGATAACGGTTACCTCTATCTGACGTCGAATGGCGAAGTCGTGGCCGGTCCTCTTGGCCCCTTCTCGGGCTCTGGCGGTGGTGGCGGCGGGTCATCCGGGAATACCGCGTCCCTCAGCGTCACCAACAACACCGGCTGGCTCTCGAAGACCATTGCCGAGGATGGCACAGCTCCCATCACGGTTGTCTGGTCCTCCGAGGAGGACGGTATGCCCACGGGTGACGGAACGGCGAAGATCACCGTAAACGGCGCGGTCAAGGCCATGCTGAACATCCAGCAGGGCACGGTCAACATCGACCTTGCTGCATACTGTTCCTCCGGCGCCAACGTGATCAAGGTCACAATCAGCGACGTATACGACAACAGCCGGACCATCAACTTCTCCGTTACGGTGGTCGCTGTTTCGATCAGCTCGACCTTTGACGCCTCCACGCCGTATCAGGGCGCGATCAGCTTCCCGTACACGCCGGTTGGCGAGGTGCAGAAGACAGTGCGCTTCCTGCTGGACGGCAGGGAGATCGGAACCGCGTCAACCTCGGTATCCGGCAGACAGATGACCTACACGATCCCGCAGCAGTCCCACGGAGCGCACACCCTTGAGTGCTATTTCGACTGCGTAATCAACGGTGAGTCGGTTGAGTCCAACCACCTGTATTACGAGATCATCTGCCTTGAAGCGCTGAACAATACTCCGATCATCGTATCCTCGTTCAACAAGAGCACAGCAATCCAGTACAGTACGCTGAACATCGGATATACCGTGTATGATCCAACGTCCTTGACGGCGGTTGCAACGATCTCTGTGAACGGTTCTCAGGTCTCCCAGCAGACGGTAGACCGCACGGAACAGGTGTTCGCATATCGCGCAGACACGGCGGGGAGCCTGACGGTTGTTATTGCATCCGGAACCGCGCGGAAGACCATCACGGTAACGATCACCGAGAGCGATATCAACGTAGAAGCTGAAACCCAGAACCTTGTGCTTCATCTGTCCAGTGTGGGACGCAGTAACAACGAGGCAAATCCCGGCACATGGACGGACGGCGACAACAACATTGCTGCCACCATGACGGGCTTCAACTTCTCCTCGGACGGCTGGCTGCTTGACGAGGACGGCGTTACCGTCCTGCGTGTGGCGGGCGACGCCCGCGTCACGATTCCCTATCAGATCTTCGGCTCCGACTTCCGCGGAACCGGCAAGACCATCGAGGTCGAATTTGCCACGCGGGACGTCATGAATTACGATGCCGTGATCCTGTCCTGTCTCTCCGGTGGTCGTGGCCTGTCCATGACGGCACAGAAAGCGACGCTGACCTCCGAGCAGTCGGAGATCAGCATGCAGTATAAGGAGAACGAGCACGTCCGGCTGGCTTTCGTGGCTGAGAAGCGCAGCGAAAACCGCCTGCTGTATATCTATGTGAACGGCATCATGAGCGGCGTGGTTCAGTATCCGGCCTCGGATGACTTCGCACAGACCACCCCGGTCGGCATTTCCATCGGCTCCAATGACTGCACCATCGACGTGTACCGCATTCGCATCTATGACAACGACCTGACTCGCTATCAGGTGCTTGAAAACTGGATTGCCGACAGCCAGAACGTGGATGACATGATTGCGCGGTATAACCGCAACAGCATCTACGATGCCTATGGGAATGTGGTGATCGCACAGCTTCCCAGCGATCTTCCTTACATGATAATCGAGTGCGACGAGCTCCCGCAGTACAAGGGCGATAAACGGACGGTAGCTGTTACCTATGTTGACCCGGTCACTCCCTCCAAGAGCTTCACGGCCACGAATGTCCAGGCTGATGTCCAAGGTACGTCCTCGCAGTACTACGCCCGGAAGAACTATAAGTTGAAATTCAAGGGCGGCTTCCTGCTGAACAGCGGCACTCTGGCAAGCGCATACTCCCTGCGCCCGGGCGCTATTGCTACCAACGCTTTTTGTATGAAAGCTGACGTGGCAAGCTCTGAGGGCGCTAACAACGTCGAGCTGGCGATCCTCTACAACGACGCCTGTCCGTACAAGACGCCGCCACAGGAGCAGAACAGTGCCGTCAGGCAAGGCATCGACGGCTTCCCGTGCGTCATCTTCTGGAGCAACGGCGAAACCACAACGTTCCTCGGCAAATACAACTTCAATAATGATAAGGGCACCGAAGAAGTGTTCGGATTTATTTCCGGCGACGAGTCGTGGGAGATCAAGAACAACACCAGCGATCGCGTACTCTGGAAGAGTGATGATTACACGGGGGATGGATGGCTCAATGACTTCGAGGCTCGCTACCCTGATACCGACCCGGCCTATACCGACGCAACAAAGCTCTCTGCACTAGCAACGTGGCTGAAATCCACCGATCAGAGCGCGGCGACCGGCAACGCCTTGCCGAGCGCTGTTACCTACGGAACCGGCGATGATGCCGTTACCTACACCAATGATACAGCGGCGTACCGGCTGGCGAAGTTTAAGGCCGAGGCCGCAGATCATATGGAGATGGACAGTACGATTTTCTACTACCTGTTCACCGAGCTCTTCCTGATGGTCGACAGCCGCGCAAAGAACGCTTTCCCGTCCCAGCTCAGCGGCGATAAATGGTGCTGGCTCCCCTACGACTTCGATACCGCCCTTGGTATCAACAACGAGGGCGCTCTCGTTTTCTCCTACAACCTGGAGGATATCGACACCATCACGGGCGGCGCAGATGTCTTCAATGGTCAGCAGTCTGTCCTCTGGATCAACATGCGTCAGGCCTTCTATGACGAGATCAAGGCTATGTATCAGACGCTTCGCTCGAGCGGGGCGCTGTCGTATGCGAGGGTCGAGACCGCGTTTGAGGAACACCAGGAGAAATGGGGCGAGGCAGTCTTCAATGAAGACGCCTGGTTCAAATACCTTGCACCTTTGGTCGAGGACGGCTCCGGCGCGTATCTCGCCATGCTGCAGGGCTCGAAGGCCGAACAGCGCAAATGGTGGCTCTACAACCGCTTCCGCTACATCGACTCGAAGTACAACGCCGGCGACGCACAGAGCGACGTGATCCAGCTCCGCGGCTACGCGAAGTCGAACATCACCGTTACCCCGTATGCTGACGTGTACGCCTCGGTGAAGTACGGCTCTTACCTCGTGCAGACCCGCGCCACGCGCAATCAGGCATACACGCTTATCTGCCCGCTGGATAACGTGAACGATACCGAAATCTACATCTACTCTGCGTCTCAGCTTGCGGCCGTGGGTGACCTCTCTGGTTTGAAAGTCGGCTTTGCTGATTTCAGCATGGCCACAAAGTTGCAGAGCATCAAGCTCGGCGATAGTTCCGGATCCTACTCCAACGGCAACCTCAAAGAGCTGTACCTTGGCAATAACACCCTGCTCCGCACGCTGGATGTGCGTAACTGCGCCGGCCTTGGCACTGGCGATATGAAGTCGGTGGATATCTCGGGTTGCGCCAACATCGAGAACGTGTACTTCGACGGCACGGTCATCACCGGTATTGATCTTCCGAACGGCGGCATTCTGAAAGTGCTGCATCTTCCTTCTACGATCACCAACCTGACCATCCGCAATCAGACGGCGATTGCGGATTTTACCATCCCGTCTTACTCCAATATCTCTACTTTGTGGCTGGAGAACGTCAGCTCGGCGGTTAACAGCAAGGCAATCCTGAACGCGATCCCTGCGGCTTCCCGTGTGCGTCTGATTGGGCTTGCGTGGGAAGCGGCGGGTGCTACGGAGATCAACGCCCTGCTCGACAAGCTCGATGTAATGCGCGGCTTGGATGAATATGGCAACAACATGGACACGGCCCAGGTGTCCGGCACCATTCATACCAGCTCCCTCACAGGAGCCGAACTCGCCGCGATCAACACCAGACTTGAGGCTTATCCCTATCTGTCCGTGACGGCTGATCACACCACAAGTTACCTGACCTACAAGACCTATGACGGCAGCTCGACGCTGAAGACTGTCACCTGCATTGATGGCGTCCCGCAGGAGAGCGCGCCGACCGCCCCCACCAGAAGTTCGACTGCGCAGTACTCTTATTCGTTTGTTGGCTGGAACACTCAGCAGGACCAGCAGACAGCGGAAAGCGGGTGCACGACCAACGTCCTGGAGGATCGTACCGTTTACGCGGCCTATTCCTGGACGGTGCGGACGTACACGATTACTTGGAAGAACAGCGACGGCACCACGCTTGAGACCGATACCAACGTCCCGTATGGTGCGACGCCCACCTATAACGGCTCCACGCCTCAGAATCCGGTGTCGGGCGGCGGTTCGTTCCAGGGGTGGACACCGACAGTCACCACAGTTACTGGCAACGCCACCTACACAGCGTCGTACATCGTGACGTACACGGTCTATTTCTACAATGGCACGACCCTTTTGCAGACCGTTACGGGCGTCACTTCGGGAGGCACCGCAAACTATACCGGAGAGACCCCTGTTGACCCCAACGGTGGCACGTTCATCGGTTGGAACCCCAGCAACACCAACATCACCGCCAATACATCCTGCTACGCGCAGTTCAAGGCGGCAAGCAATGTGGAGGTTCCCACCGCCACCAGCGCAGACGGCGCATACGGCGTCGAATGGAACTACGCCAATTCCAGCCCCGCCCTCACAAGGCTCGGCCTTGCGGCCTCGTTCTCCGATCCTTCGCCGGCCACGTCCCTTGCTGGATCCGGCTCCTCTCCGTTTGACAACATCCTGCCGTGGAGCGGCATGAAGCGGTACAACGTCATCGACGGTGCAATCTCCTATTCCGAAGATGACGCAGGCTTCTCGGAAACGGACTACGATACCGTGGTCTACATCCCGGAGTTCTACTACACCGCCTATAAGGACACCGCAAACAGCAAGTGGATGTGGGCAATCTCGCCGACTGCAAAGACCGGCTTTGTGAAGCATCCCGGCTCCGGGCGGTATATTGGCCGCTTCCATACTTCCGGTGATTCCTCGGCGGTCTATTCCAAATCCGGTGCGGCACTGTTGGTGAACACCACCCGTACCAACTTCCGCACCTACTCCCATAACAAGGGTACGAATTGGTACATGCTGGACATTGCCTCGTGGTCGGCTCTGCAGATGCTCTACTTGGTCGAGTTTGCCAACTTCCATAGCCAGAATACTCTTGGAACGGGCTGGAATACGGGTTCGATCAGCAACTGCGGCGGCACGACCGGCGCGGCGTATCACACGCTGAAACTCAATGGCGCACATAACCAGTACCGATGGGTCGAGGATCCGTTCAGTAACGTGCGTGACTGGGTGGATGGCTTTATGGCATCCAGCAGAGCGGTATACACCAGTCTGGACAATGCCTCGTTTGCCGATAACAAGAGTGCACTCGTTGAGACGGGTATTACACTCCCGTCTTCACAGTATATTACTGGCTTTGGTTACAGCGAAGAGTGCCCGTACGCCTTCATTCCTGATGCAGCGTCGGGAGGCTCTGCGAGTACGTATGTCCCAGACTACGTCAACTCGAAGACCGGCGACCAAGCGCTGAACGTTGGCGGCGTCTATCTCAGCGACGATAACTTTGGCTTCTTCTTCTTCAGCGCCTACTACGCGGCCTCGTACACCAGCGCGTTCCTCGGCTCCCGACTCCTTTATATCCCCTAACGGGGGTCCGGGGGTCGCAACCCCCGGAGGTTCGTTAAAACGCTGTGGCTCCGTCCTCGTATGCACCCCTTAACCGGGGTGTGGGGCGGAGCCCCACGTTTTATAAAATTCAAAAATTACGCTTGGCGTAATACACCGACACCTGTGTGTAAACCTTTTCCATTTTCAAGCGTACCAGCAGAATGTGTGCTATCATCCCCTGCGGGATTATTTGCGCCATGCGAGCCCGTTCTGCTGGGTGTTCACGTCAACTCGAACACCGGCGACCAAGCGCTGAACGTTGGCGGCAACTATAACAGCAACGATAACTATGGCTTCTTCTACTTCAACGCCAACAACGCGGCCTCGAACACCAACGCGAACCTCGGCTCCCGACACCTTGTTTTCTCACGCACACGTGCGCAGATAAGTCCATACCGCTCGGTAAAAATCTTGCCGTCAGGACAGGGCTTAGTAGGTTCACTCTCGAACGGCCTTGAGGCAAACAAGGAGGAATGCCCTATGCCCCATAGAGTGGGCCACATCTATGAGCGGATGTGTGACAAGGACATGATCCGCGCCGCTATCCGCGAAGGGACACGAGGAAAGCGTAATCGCTGGGATGTAAAGATCGTGCTGGCCGACGAGGAAAGCTATGTCGATCAAGCCTATGAAATGCTGATGACACGCTCCTATATCCCAACCACGCCTCGATCAAAGGTGATATTTGATCGTACTTGCATGAAGGAGAGAACGATACAGATCGTACCGTTTTATCCTGACGGTCTTATGCACCAACTTTGCGTAATGGCCATGGAAGACATCCTCATGCGTGGTATGTACCGCTGGTCCTGCGCATCCATCCCCGGACGCGGGAACAAATGCGCCATGAACTATGTACGCCGTGCCCTGCGGAATGACCATAAGGGCACAAAATACTGCTTGAAGATGGACATCAAGCACTTCTATCCTTCAATCTCGCCACGGCGTCTGATCTGGGCGCTGGCCCGGAAGATCAAGGATAAGCTATTCCTGAAAACCGTGTACGATATCATGACCTCCAATTCAGACGGCGGGCTCGCCATTGGCTTCTATATCAACCAATGGCTGGCGAACTTCTATCTGGAACCGCTGGATCGTCATATCTGCACGCTCCCAGGGGTGAAATACTACACTCGGAACATGGACGATATGGTTTTGATGGGGCCGAACAAAAAGCTGCTCCACAAGGCCAGGAAGTCCATAGCCGCGTTCCTCTCTGGCCTCGGCCTGCGCCTGAAAGAAAACTGGCAGGTGTTCCCGGTCGATGCCCGCGGCATTGATTTTGTCGGATTCCGGTTCTACCATTCCCATACAACACTCCGCCGCAGGAACTTCCTTCGCTATGCCCAGCAGTGCCGGCGCGTACAGCGCATGATCGACGAGGGCAGGAAGATACCCTTCCACTCTGCGTCAGGGCTCCTATCCCGTGCGGGGCAGCTCAAGCATTGCAACTCTTACAATATCCGGGTGAAGTATTTCGACCCAATAAGTGCGAAGGTGCTGAAAGATGTTGTGAGGGAACACAGTATGGCCATGCCGAAAGCCGCATAGGAGGAACGCCATGTCAAACCTGCAACTGATCGAGGAACTCTGCTATCTGGTGGAGCGGCAAATCAGGCTAGTTCGGAACCTCTCGGAGAAGCTGGCACAGGTGGAAAGCCTGGACGATGCTGAGAGGGAGGCGGTCAAGGGCGTCGAGGATGCCTATTCGCGCATTATCGGCGCGGATGAATTACCTGATGACATCCCGATATAGGGGTCGCTGCGGCGGCTCCTTTTTTGTTGCAGCCATATATAAACCGAAGCTCGTGGGTGACCACGGGCTTTTCTTTTTGGAGGTGAGCGCCATGAAGAAGTTCCTGTAATACCACCACAATTCAATTTTAAAGGAACAGGGGGATAGTTACCATGCAGATGATTCTTGTGGATGAAACTGTGATCGATCTTATGCCGGAGTCGATCGGGGACAGGCATCTTGTTGTGTCCTGTGCCAGTAAAACGGCGTTTCAGAGGATTTGGGGAAAGCTCACGGAGGCCAACCTTGCAGAAGTGAAGATCATGGATGACGGCGAACTCTACCAAACGGTGGAGGGAATGTACATCACCGGAACGCAGACCCACAATCTGCCTGACGGGACTATGATCGGCCACTTCTATATGGATGGCGGCGTTTCCCAGTACTTCGTCAACCTCGATGAGAGCGACGAGTTCCCGGAGCCAGAGGATCCGGAGGATGATTCCGGTGCTGTTCAGGAAGACGAGGGTGAGCCGGAGAACGCCACCGAGGAGAGCGAGGGCGAGGCCGAATGACGAATGTTGAAATCGGTGCACTCTGCGCGTTGCTCGCGTTGCTGGTTGCGTATGCCGGTCATCGCCTGAGCACCAAGAAGGAAAACAAGGCCGAAGGCCGGGAGTCCGGGACCGTCATGACAGAACTTGGGTATATCAAGTCCGGCATCGACGACATCAAAGCAGAGCAGAAGGATCAGCGGCAGATGAACACGGAGATCCGGGAGCGCCTGGCCTCCGTGGAATCCTCTGCGAATCAGGCTCACCATAGAATTGACCGGCTGGAAGGCCGGAAAGAAAGGAACGATTGATATGAAGAAAACCACTTGGATCAAGGCTGCGGGTGTCCGCGCTATCAAGACCGTCGCCCAGACCGCTGTGGCCATGATCGGCACGTCTGCCCTGCTTGGGGACGTGAACTGGATCAACGTGGCGAGCGCCGCGGTGCTGGCGGGCGTCCTGTCTCTGCTGACGAGCGTGGCGGGACTGCCGGAGGTTGACGATCATGAGTAAGGTGACTGCGAAGAAGATGGTCGCGGTTATGCAGGGTGAGGTCGGCTACTACGAGAAGGCCTCCAACGCATACCTAGACGACAAGGCCGCGAACGCCGGCTCCAACAATTACACCAAGTACGCCAGAGATCTGGCCGAGGCTGGTTACTACCAGGCGTCCAAGCAGGGCTTTGAATGGTGCGATATGTTCTATGACTGGTGCCTGCTTCAGGCCTGCGGCGGCGACGCCGATAAGGCTCAGACGATGCAGTTCCAGATCGGCACTCTATACGGCGCTGGTTGCCCGTGGAGCCGTGGCTACTACCGTGACCACGGGCGGCTGTATACCACGCCGGAGGTGGGCGATCAGGCTTTCTTCCAGCAGGGTGGCAGCATCGTCCATACTGGCGGCGTGGTAGCTGTCGATGACGCCACCGTAACGATCATCGAGGGCAACAAAGGCAACCGCGTTCAGGTTTGCACCTATTCCCGCTGGGATCCTTACATCGCCGATTACGGGCGCCCCATGTGGGAGGACGAGGAGACTGCGGAGGCGGAGCCTGCCACGGAGTCGCTGACTCAGGACCTTGCCGACGCGGTGCTGGCTTTGCCCGCGAAGGGCGTGGACGTGTCCACTTGGCAGGGTACTATCGACTGGCAGAAGGCCAAGGCCGACGGCGTGGCGTTCGCTATGATCCGCGCCGGCTATGGTGTGGGCCATATCGACCAGCAGTTCAAGGCCAATGCGCTAGGAGCTATCAAGGCTGGGGTCCATGTGGGCTTCTACTGGTTCTCCTATGCTTATACCAAGGACATGGCTCGTGCTGAGGCAGACTACCTCTGCGACGCTGTGGAGAGCCTTGGACTGCCCGTCACGTTCCCTCTGGCTTTTGACTACGAGTATGACTCTGATGTCAAGTCCAAGGCCGCTGGGTATTCGCCCGACATCGTGGCCCTTGCTGACACTTTCCTCGCCCGTGTGGAGCAGCGCGGCTATTACGCCGTAAACTACACCAACTGGGACTACCTGAACCGCGGCTTCTCCAAGCTGACGCAGTTCGACCTCTGGCTCGCTCATTGGGGCGTGTCCGCACCGTCCAAGAGCTGCGGTATCTGGCAGTATGGCAGCACGGGTAAGGTCGCTGGCATCGCCGGCAACTGCGACATGGATCTGGCGTACAAGGACTATCCGGCGATTATGCTGAACGCTGGTCTCAATGGCCTGACGGTTGCTCAGGTCGAAGCTATTGTCGTCCCTGTGGTGGTCTATCCTTATGGCCGTGCCAGCGCCACCACGGGCCTTGTTCGCTACGGCAAGCGGCATGACGGCGTGAAGGCTATCCAGTACGCACTGGAGGCCCTCGGCTATTCCGTGGGGTCCTACGGGATCGACGGCGAGTACGGCACAGACACCAGTGACGCGGTCAAGCGCTTCCAGGCGGCTCGTGGCATCACGGTGGACGGCATCGTCGGAGATCAGACGCGCGGCGAGTTCGCCAAGCTTGGGTTCTGATCATGAGCCCGTGGTCATGGTGGGCGTTCCTGATCGGCGGCTTTGTCGGCTGCGTCGTGGCTTTGGCAGCTGTGTTCGGGATTGTGTGTCTGCTTGTCTATTGGAAGCACAAAGACGGCGGTAGCGGTATCAGCGATTAACCTTTCAAAACCTTGCAACAACCTTGCAACCTCGTAACGACCTCGCAACAGCCTCGTAAAATAATTACGAGGCTCCTATGACTACACCCCTCTCGATCAATTGCGATCGGGAGGGGTGTTTTTTCGTTTTGTGTCGTTTCTTTGCGTTCCCTCGTGCTTTTCTTCCATACCATGTAACTATAGGGGAAGTCTCGAAGAACGCCGTTGCAACGCAACGGAGAGGGCGAGAGAGGGTAATCAGGAGGTGTCTGTCACACTTCGCTGTCATCGTCTACCAAATCGACGTATTCCCGGATGATAGACAGGGCCTCGTTGTAGGAGCCGGAGGCAGTCACACGGTCGCGCAGGTTGTTATAGTCGGTGATCCTCCGCTGTTTGTGGAGGGCGGTTTTGACCGCCCCCAGGATCCAGAAGATATTGCCGCTCTCCCCGCGGCTGTTGAAGTGGATGGTGGGTTTGGTCATGTGTTAATCCTCCATGGTGTCATCTGTATTGCTATACATCTCCGGATTGGTCAACGGGTCGCTACCAAAATAGCAGCCGATGCCCGGTATGGCGTTGAGTGTGTCACGTTGAAGTTTGGTCAGACCGATGTAGCCGATTACGTTGTGGCCCTGCCAAATTGCACACGGGCGCTGATCGGATTGCGGATGCAGATCGGATTTTGTTCCTGTAATTAGTTCCGTTACGTCAATATCGAGAGCGTCCGCGATTTTTAGTAGTGATTGATATTTTGGTGACCGCACTCCACGTTCCCACTGACTGATGGCTTGGTAAAGAACACCTACACGTTCAGCCAGTTCCTGCTGCGACATTTCCGCCGCTTCTCGTACGGACCTGATTCTTTCACCTATCGTCATGTGTCATTCACTCCCTTTATCCGCTTTGCTGACCACGCTGTCGCAATACAGCCCGCCAGATTTGCAGGCGCGTTTCATGCAGCGAAGGAATGTGTCCATGAGGTCAGCAAACGTTTTATCCTCAATGTAGTATTCTAGTTCCTCTGGGTCGGTTCCCTTTGTGCCAAGGTCCCCGTAAATGATGTCGCCGTCAGCGACGCCGCAGGCAAGCCATGTCATGACAACCTCTTCATCGTTGATGTTTCGACAGATGTACTCCATGGCCTTGACCATATTGATCCTCTCGATTGTGTTCATGGTGTACCTCCTTAATAAGCGTATTTGAAATCGCGCAAGATGGAAAGGACTTCTTCGGTGGTGTTGGCAGAATTTATTTGGGCTGCAACTGTTTCAAGTTTTGTTTGCTCCCTTATTTTTCTCTCTTCTACAAGTCTTGGCCACAGTTCGCTTCTGCGAATGGGCTCAAGGAATTGTTTTTCGCTCCCCTCTTCCGGATCCCAATCGGTAACGATTTTTACACGAGACACAATCCGCGTTGCCTGAAGAGGATTTGCTTTGTCGGGCCAACTTTTTGCCATCCTTTCGGCTATATCAGACGCCTCTTTAAGTGATTTGCATGCGCCAATCTCTCTTTTCCTGTGCCAGGTAAGTGAACCATCTTTGACAGTTTCCCATACGAATGCATCTATATATTCTGTCATAGCCTGGCCGAGTTTGAATTGGACTTTATACTCGGTCACAGCTCTTTCATCATTCAGAAGATTCACAGTGAATGAAACCTCCTTCGCTCATATAGCTGACCTCCTCCAACGGATCAGCGCGTTTGGCTTCAATGGCCTCCTCGATCTGGGCGGCGGAGAGGTGCTCGCGCACCTCATCCTCCGTCAGCTCCCGGCGTTTGCCGCCGTGGGTAGGGTAGAAGTAGAATTTCATGTTGTTACCTCCAACTTTCGACGAATTTGCAGAGTGTGTCATTGAAACGGTCGTAGGTTTCCAGTTCCGTTTCGCTGGCTCTGATCTCAAAGCGGAAACGATCAACGAGGCGCCCAGGGAATTTTGCCACGTCGAACACACAGATCTGGAAAATGTTGTCCTCGCAGTTAATGTCGTCGATTTCATGATCTTCTGGTAGATACTGGCGTATGCGGTTGATTGCCAGATCCATAAGAGTAGCGGCCTTCATGCTGTTCCTTTCTCCCGGTCTATTGCCCGGCCGGGAGGGCGTATATGGTTCAGATGTCGTCGTTGCCGTCGAGCTCGAAGGTGTACTTGACCGCCTCATTTGCGAGGATGAACATCACGTTCGTGACGGTCTGGCCGGCGCTGTGCTCGGCGATGTCCTTGGCTACCTGCCAGATGCCGATGTCAGACGGGTTGGGAACCCGACTCACCATATTGAACATCTTCATGTATTCCTCATTGGTTCCGCGGGTATAGAGGCTGTTTCTGATGCAAGCCTCGCGGACGTCGCTTACGCTCCAATGAGGGGTGCGGGTGATTTGCGGGTACAGCATTTTCATTTCCTCCTTTACCAAGTGAAATCTGCTTCTGTCAGGCATCCGATCCAGTAGGACGGGCCGGGACGGTGGCGGTACTCGCCGCTTTCGATGACCTGTTTTACCTCCTCGACTTTTCCCTCTCGGATCTCCGGGCTTTTGCGGAAAAGGTCTCTCGCGTCCTTGCGGCCTTTCTCATACTCGTCGTAGTCGAAGTTTTCGCCCATGAGGGAACGAAGTGCTTGTGCGTCCATCTTTACGGTGGTTCTCATTCTGCTTCCTCCTTAATTGACTGCGAAGAGGTAAGCCGGGATCCGTTCCCGATCTTCGCTCATGAACTTGTTGAACCGGCTGTTGATCTGAACCAGACCTTCCAGGGAGCATCCGTTCTGCAGGAACAGCCACGCCGTTTCGACGGCGCTGCTCCAGGTGGAGGAGAAAGTGAACTTCTCGATCCCGCACTCGCGGAGGCTCTCGATCTTTGCTGGAACATCCTTGTCCCAGATGACGTCGGAGAAGTCGATGTACTCGTTCCCAGCGTCGCGGGCCAGTTTGTAGAGGTCGTACAGCCGGCAGTAGGAGTTGCCTTTCAGCATCAGATCGTTGTCAAACTCCTTGTGGTCCGCACGGGCCTTTTCCTTTCCGGCCTCGTCGTTCGCATCGCGGGCCGCGTCATATGCGTTGTGGATCGCCATGTCCCGGGCATACTCTTCTGCAAAGTTGTTTTTCATGATTCAATCCTCCTATCAGATATCGTAGATGAAACTCTCGATGCACTTCACGACTTCCGCGAGGGACAGGAACCGCCCGTCGCTGCCGATGTAGCACCCGGCCTGCCAGTCGTAATCATTGATGTCGTGCTCACCGTTCTCGTCAGGCTCGATGCCGAAGTATTCAGCGACACAGACCATGATCTCCTCTCGTTCCATTGCCGATCCTTTCTGCCGGGGATTAGCCGCCCCGGCTCGGCGTGTGAGTTCTTACGTTACGATGTACAGGGTGTAGGTTGGGGCAAGGTTCCAATCCCCGTTGTTATGCTCGACGGCAACCATTTTGAACTCGTCGCCGTGAAAGAATTCTGGCGCGCGGCAATCACTTTGGATGGTGTCTCGACCGCCAACGCTGTAGTACCAGCCGAGCTGATCGTGAAGCAGTTCCCGCTTCGTCATTTCCATGCTGTAGATGGATCTGTAGTCTTCCTGGCTTTTTGTGATGTAAACGATCCAACTGCTGGAGCTGTTCACGTTCATGTGGAAGTCTGTTTTAACGATCTTCATTTCTGGATCCTCCTATCAGTCAGGCGTTCAAGAGTTCTTTGAGAACTCTCTGTACTTCGCGGTTGCCTTTGGCGATGTCCTTCGTGTAACCCTTGGAGAGAACTACCTCATCCAGTCCGTTCACCGCGAGGACGTAGGTGTGGGGGCCGTACTTTTTGACTACTTCGTTCCAGAGCTTTTCGGTTCTGGCCGAGATCGCTTCAAGACCTTTTTTCATTGGAGACTCCTCCCTAATCGGTTCGGTGTATTTCTTTATCTTTCTGGTGATATATTATACCTATATGATGAAAAAGTCAACACCTTTTTGAGAAAAAATTTAATTTTTCTAGTTTGACTTTTCATCTTTTCGGTGTTAGTATGGTGTAAACAGGAAGGAGGGATACCATGGTCTCAGATAAAGTCAAAGCTCTGCTTGAGTTGGCCGGGAAGACAAGGTCGGATCTTGGAGAAGTGCTCGGCGTTACCAGCGATGCGAGTTTGAGCAATAAGCTCCGCTTGAATCGCTTCACAGCAGACGAGCTGATACAGATCGCCAGTCTAACAGGTGCGCGGTTGCAATTCACATATCCGGACGGAACTGTGATACCACTGACGCAGGATGATCTACGCGAGGAATATAGAAAAACCCCGGACGCATAAGCATCCGGGGCAGAGGAGCACCGCTTAGCCTTTTTTCTTGCTGCCGATCTCTTCCTCATCTTCTTCGTCGGGGACGTATTCGAGTAGATCACCGACAGTGCAGTTGAGGACCTTGCAGAGGTTGTTGAGGTGGGCAAGCATGATACGGTCGCAGAACTCGTTGTACATGTGACTTACCGTTGCCGGTCTGATGTTCGCGGCCTGGGCTACTGCGGATTGCGTCATCCGCCTTTCGCCGAGGCGGGCTGACAGTAAAATTTTAATCATAGCGCGTTACTCCTTTACGCTTGTATAGCACATTTTTCCGTATTCTGCTGTGATTTGTCGAAACTTTCCAGACGTGCGTCGGATATGTGACAGCAAGCGTAAAGGTGGAGCGCGTATAAAGTAAAAAAAAGAGTAGCAACCATGCAATATTATAACATGGTTGCTACTCTTTTCAATTTTGCGCGAAAACAAGAGCCGCGAGTACTCCGTTATGGAAGTAAACTCGGGTGTTCAAATTCGCGCCATTTGGTACGCCGGGCGGCGCGAAATCTGAACACAGAGCCTCGCCCTCTGCAATCGCTGCCTCCGCGATTTTCAGCGATACCGCGCTCTTGTCACCGCTGAAATTCAAATGGAGTATCAGGCGTCCGTCGTCGTAGAGATATGCCGCCTTGAGGAAGGTGTCGATGATGTGAATCCTCCACCTGATATCAGAAGTGTCCTTTGTTCGGAAGCGTTTCATGAACCAAACGATGGACTTTCGCGGAATTTGGGGGGCGCTACCTTCCAACTTTTCCTTTGCTATGCCGACCTCGATCGCGGCCTTCTGGCTTTCCAACTCCATCAGATTACTTTTGACACTGTCGGTGATGAAGCCGGTGTTTATCAGGTTGAGATTGTTCTTGATAGCAGTCTCAACCTGGCGCAGCTGGTTTTCCAGACCATCCAGCACGTCGTCATTGTTCTGCCGCTCTTGCCATTCCATGAATCGGTCTGCAAAGTCCTGTATCATATCATCGTCGTTGACGATGTTGGCGAGCGCCTGGACAACGATATCTTCGATCCACTCTTTCGCTGCGCGTTCTTTTTTGCATTTATGCTCGCGTCTGCCTTTGCAGGTGTAATAGGCATATACCTTTCCGCTCTTGCCGGTGCCGCCGTCGCCGGTCATCGGCTTACCGCACTCGCCACAGAACAGTTTGGCTGTGAGCAAAAAACCACCGTCTATCTTCTTTAGCGCAGGAGCCTCATGATGAAGGTCAAGCATTTTCTGCACCCTCTCAAACAAGTCTTTGTCAACGATCGGCGGTATACCGTTCTCATCATAAATATCTGCGTACTCGTATACGCCCATGTATTTCTTGTTCTGAAGAATGCGCCGCAGGGAATTCTTGTTGAAGAGGTTCCCTCTGCTTGTACGATATCCCTCACGGTTCAGATCGGCATATATCTCTTTCATGGGCCTGCCATCGGCATATTCTTGAAAGATACGTCGCACAACGGGGGCGGTGGCCGGGTCCAACTCAAACCTCTTGTCAGGTCCTTTTCGAAGGCCATACACAGTTTGGCCAAGCGTCTGCCGCTGGAGAGCGCTGTCATAGTTGCCCCGCTTCACGTTCTGGGATAGGTTGGCTGAGTAGTATTCCGCAAAGCCCTCCATGACGGATTCGAGGATGATCCCCTCCGGGCCGTCCGGTATACTCTCTTTCGCGTACAGCACTTTGACGCCGTTCTGCTTGAGCCGGGCCTTGTATATCGCACTGTCGTATCGCGAGCGGGCGAAGCGGTCGTTCTTCCAACATATCACGACGGAGAACTGTCCCTTGGCGCTGTCCTTTATCATGCGCTGGAACTCCGGGCGCTTATCCGACGTTCCAGTCAGAGCGCGGTCACAGTACTCGCCTACGATGCGGATGCCGAACCGCTCCGCGAATGCATGGCAGTCACGGAGCTGTCCCTCGATGCTCTCATCTCGCTGACCGGCAGAGGAATAGCGGGCGTAAATAACGCCCTTCTCCTGTTCAGTTGACGGTGGCTGCACCTTCACCTTGTGCTTTCCTCCGATCTATGCTATGATCAGAGAGCAGACACGACTCTCTCAAAGCGGTCTGACCTCTATGCCGCCCCCCGGTGCTTCCAACGCCGGGGACGGTTCTTTTTATATCTCCCCTCGTGCCTTGCGTTGCTCGTCGAAGTTGACAACCCGGAGCGTCAGCTTCAGCAGTTCCTTTACCTCGTCAGCGGTCAGTTCGTCGATCATTGCATCGCGCTTGACTGGATCCTTTTCAAATGCAATGGCGGATGCTTTTTGATCTGTCATAGTCTTATCCTCCAGTTTTCGTCAACTTATACCTATTTCGTCGAGAGCAAGAGCAAAACCAAGCCCATCTACGGTAAAATGATATTCAGAAGAATTACCAATTTTTATGTAGCAGGGAAATACTTCCCCTGACAACAAGGCGTCTTTTAAAATGGAAAAATCTTTTTTATCATATTCGTTCATCGTAGCTGAAGTATAGACGTCGCCAGACAAATCAGAACCACCTTTCAACGTCATGCTGTATGTTTCGCCATCTATTTTGAATCTCAAGGTTATTTTGTCGGATGATAAATGCGTTGCCTTGTGGTTCCCATATTCAAGAAGCCTAAACTTAATATAGTCCCCTTTTTCATAATAGACGTAAACAGTTAATTCAGAATGACTTGTTGCAGTGTTGCTGAAATACCCAGAAATCATTTTACTACGGACATACATGTTCTCTGTTTCGTCACCAAACTCGTCAACAAAGTGCTCGACCGTCCATTGCGAAGAAGCCCATGCTTTGTCGACTTCATTCTGGTCGATTATCCTTGACAAAGCGGTATACTCATTCCGATCAAGTGTAGTTGAACTATAATCTTCATCATCGGATAATTGGAAACGGTAATAGTAATAAATTGTAGAATCATCAAGAATGTTGCCATCAGGAGCGGAAACAATCTGTATAGAGAACCTGCTGTTTGACAATGGATCTTCCTGCGTGTTGGTCTGAAACGCGAAGTACACATATTGATCGTCATAATTCGAGCCAATGCAATCAATGGACTCTGAATCAGATCCGCTCAGATAAGCGTTTACGTCCATCTTTTCCGTATATCGATCTTCCTTGCTATAGAACAGATCAAACACGTCATCATCGGATAATGCAGAACGATCAAATGCAACGATAATATATCCGGTATAGCTGGAGTCTGTTTTGGTTTGGGAAAAAGAAACGTCAGTAATTTCAAACGAATATTCACCGCATGAGATCACAGACGGAAGAGTATCGAAAGATAATGAATCCTTCATCACAGAACCGCTTTTTCCTGATGAGTTGCACCCGGCAGCGCAAATCATAAGCAAGGCAAGAACTATAGAAAAAAGTCGTCGCATGATTACAACCTTTCCTTACTATGAATTTAGTTTTCGCTTTGCGTAACAGTCTTACGGGCATACGTAAACTTTCTGCAAAAGTAACAAAAGTAACATATAGTGTGATATAATTGATTTACTGCTGGCAGATCATCACAAATTGGAGGCGTACCGAAATGTATAATATGACATGGGCGGACATAAGGGGCCTCTATATGCTTTTGACATCTGCTGAGCGGGATGAGTTCATTTTCTATCTTCGTTCACTGCAAGATATCGAAGGTAATTCAGAGCCTCGGCCTTGCGAGTCTCTGAAAGAGCCTCAAAATATTGCATAGCTTCTTTTTCGCACTCATCATCGGCGCCGGTGATGGGTGCTTCTTCTTCCCATCCCATTAAATAGCCAACAGTCGTTCGGAGGGCTCGCGCTATTGGCACCAGATTTTCTATTGGCATTTTCTCAATGAAACCGTTCTCGTAACGGAAAATGGTAGACCTTGACAGACCGATCTTCTCGGCAAGAGTATCTGCCGACATACCTATAGCCTTTCTTCGCTCTCTGATCCGTTCGCCTGTAGTCATAAGTAACACCACCCCGTGCATGTTGTATATAGTATAACAGGCGTGGGGCAAAATTGCAACATTTTGATATTGCAAAATTGCGACATTTGTATTGACTTTTGTTTCGCTGTGGTGTAATGTTTAACCAAGAAGTAGCAAAAATGCTACTGGAAAGGAGGAACCGATGTATCAAATCGATATAAAGAAATTGCAGGCAAAAATCGTTGAATGTGGAATCACTCAAGAGGTCTTGGCAGAAGAATTGGGCATTGATCGCGCAACTTTAAGGAGACGCCTGAATTCCGGTCGCCTACAGATAAGGGACATACATAAGATGTGCGAAGTTCTGGATCTGACCACGGATGAAGCAATCGCTATTTTTTTGTCTCAAAAGTCGCATAAATGCGCCTAAAATGAGCCACTAAGGATTATCCGTTCCACCGTGCCGCCATTCTTTACTCTTGCTCCATCGAGCCGCTTGATGGCCAAGAGCGAGCGCGCTGCGCTACCCCTTCATGCGGATGACTGCTGCCATTGTGACATATCTCCTTTCTGACCTTATCGGAGGATGGCGGTGCCGTGGAGCGGATAGATCGAACGACCAAGTACGCCAAACTACTTATCCGTTCCATAGTGCCAACACGAACACACGATTACACTGTCTGTCTGAATGTCTGTCTTGTGGGGTTCCAAGTACGACAACCCTGTGTTGGCACCGTGGAGCGGATAGGCAGAAGAAAGGATCCATTTATGGGCATCGATCCAAAACTAATTCCTGAAAGCGTATGGGAGGCTTCATGCCGAGCGCTGAATGACAGTGTTCGACTGGCGCTGAGCGATCCAGAGCTAAAACGGGAATATGAGGAATGGGCCAAAACGCATGACGAAAGGGGTGAACCAATATGAACAAGGCACAGAACATTTTCTACAGCACGGCAGCGTTGATGATCTTTATTGTCGGCCCGGCCTTGATCGAAACCCGTCCGCTCTGGGCGATTGGCTCCATAGCCGTCGCGGGTATCTGCGTCCGAATCGCTGAGAAGGAGGTGAAGAAAAGTGGCAGAAGGTAAGCGGTGCATGACGGATGCCGAGGTCGAGGAGGAAATCAGACGCCTCCAAGCGTCGCCGCATGTGAAGCTCGCCAAAAAGGAAGAGCGAATTCGGTACCGACGCCGACAGCAGATGTACACCCTGCGGATGTACGAGAGGAAAGGCAAGGAACTTGAAGCCGCAGGGATCACAATCGACAAGCTGAATGCCATGGATGGCGAGATCGAGATTTCTGTTCCAGAACAGGAATAAAAAGCGCCGCCCCGGATGCTGGAACATCCGAAGCGGCAAACACCAAAAATATTTTGTTGCGCCGTCATTATAGCACGGCAGAAAGGAAATTGCAAATGGCAACCAAGAAGAATGATGAGATCGTTGAAGTTCGCCCTCTGGACATGGCCCAGGTCACCCTTCATATCGTCGGTGACACGCCCCTGATCGTCCACTGCTGGAGCGAGAAGGCCAAGCGGCAGATGCTGGAGGCGCAGATGGGCCTCGCGAAGGGCAAGAAGAAGCCCGTAAAGAACCCCGTCGAGGATTTCATCAACTCCATGTACTGGCTCACCGAGAAGCCCACGGAAATGACCGAGGAGGCGTTTGAGGAGGCCATCGCCAAGGGTGCCCGGTTTGGTTTCCCTGTGGTCGGACTCAAAAAGGCTGCGATAAGCGCCGCCTATCGTATGGGGTGGTCGAAGGACAAGGTCTCCCTGCAGGGTGCGTTCTTCCTGTACGGCGTCGGCCAACTCGGGGATAGCGGCCTCGACATGCTGGAGATCATTAGCGACCCCCCGATCATGCGCGAGGATATGGTCAAAGTCGGCCTTGGCACCGCCGATCTCCGTTACCGCGGCGAGTTCCGCAATTGGAGCACAGACGTGATCCTGAAATACAACAAGAACGGCCAGTATTCCCTGGAGAATATCGTGAACATGATCAACGCTGCCGGGATGGTCTGCGGCATCGGTGAGTGGCGTGTCGAGAAATCCGGGCAGTCAGGAATGTTTCATATCGAGTAATTCCGCGACAGGCACGGCTGGGTAAGTCATGTTCCGGTTTGGCTGGGCCCGTTCTGGATTGGTTCGGTACGGCGGTCAGGGTAAGGATGGCGGGGCTTGGCGCGTCTCGTTATGGCATGGACTGGCAGGCAAGGCAAGTCACGTAATGGCGTGGTCCTGAGCGGTGCGTCGTGGCAGAGCGTGGAATGGCCCGGCAGGCTAGGTGTGTCAAGTCCCGGTTTGTCCCGGCTAGGTCCGGCAAGGCAGGCAAGGCACGGTTCGCTCTGTTTAGGCTGGGTCTTGCGGGGTTTGGCAAGGTTCGGCTCGGTGCGGCAGGCGGGGCATGCTTCGCTGGGGCTAGGCACGGTCTGGAAAGGCTCGGTGCGGCAGGCAAGGAAGGGCCAGTTGTGGAACGGCTTTGCGGGGCTGGGCTCGGTACATATATGACAGGCGGGTTTAGGCGGGGCTCGGTTGGTTCCGGTTGGATGAGCTTCGGTACGGTTTGCCAGGCTAGGCTAGGCGTGGAAAGTCGACGCGAGGTCAGGCACGTCCAGGCAAGGCAGTTCCGGTGTGACATGGCACGGCTTGTTGTGGTGGGCTTTGGTACGGTACGGCTGGCATGGTCCGGGTAGGCTGCGCCCGGTACGGCACGGGCGGTTTGGCAGTCATGGTCCGTTCAGGTTCGGAACGTCAAGGCGGGACATGGCTGGGCATGGCAGGCCCGGTTTGCTGAGGCTAGTTACGGTACGAGGTGGCTACGCGCGGCGGGCATGGTTGGCTTCGGTAGTGTTCGCTTTGGATCTGTGAGGCATGGCGGGCAAGGCGAGGTCAGTTCCGGTGGGAAACGGCATGCTCAGGTGTGGACTGGCTGGCATGGCTTGTCAAGGCAGAGTTGGGCCCGGAAGGGAACGTTATGGCAGGCGCGGCTCGGCATGGCGCGTTGACGCAAGGTTCGGCGCGGTACGGAATGGCAAGGCTGGCAGGCATGGATGGCGAGGTCGGTAGAGCCGAGGGTGGACGTGGTATGGCAGGCAAGGTTAGGTCCGGTGCGGATGGGATCGGAAGGGTTCGGTTTGGCAGGCGTGGTTTGGAATGATGCGTTGTGGTGCGGTCCGGAGCGGATGGGCAGGCGTGGTTTGGGTCGCCGAGGCACGGCTAGTTTAGGCGCGCCGTGAAGAGCAAATCTGAAAGAAAGGAGGAAACCCCAATGACCTATCAATGGAAGATCCCGATGAAGGTACCGGTTCAAACGGCGGTCGCCGAGCTGAACCGCATCAGGGACCAGAGCAAGGACGGGACACTGACACCGCAGGCGGTGGTTGATGCCAGCCGTGCGGAGGACGCTCCGCTTCACGCTCTGTTCGAGTGGGATGATCGTGTCGCTGCGGAGCGATTTCGCACTGTGCAGGCACAGTACATCATCCGAAACATTACTGTCCAGGAGGCCGCGGACGATACGCCGGTCCGACAGTTCGTTCATGCGGAAAAGGGCTACACGACCCTTTATGCGGCCATGAGCAACGAGGAACTGCGCAAGGCACTTCTGACGAACGCGCTGGAAGAGCTTGAGGCATTCAAGGCGAAATACCGGGCGCTCTCGGAGCTGGCCGCGGTGTTCGAGGCTATGGACAACATCAGTCAGGAGAATATCGCATGATCACAAAAGAAAACGAGGCCGCTGTGCTGGCACACAACGACCCCAAGGCTAGTAAACCCACAGACATCTTAGCAGAGTTCGATGCCGCTGTCAAACGGTATGACCTGAGAGGCGCGATCAACGCGGCTTCTCTGACGCCCAAGGACGCGACGAGGCTTCTGCGATCACACTATCCGAAGTTGGATAAAACCGTCGTATCGAAATGCACCCGGCCGAACCTGTACGGCTGTGTACTTCATCCTGGCGGTTTTGCCATTCTTCGGGACAACATTGCCAACGTGCCAGCCGAAGAGCCGGCGCCACCCCTCCCGCCCTGCGGAGGATCGGGAGTGACCCGCATTGAAGATGAACCCGCGCCGCCTCATGAGACCGCTTCCACGCCGACGAAAAAGCACCGGAGCGGCAGACATAGGTATACAGCCCGTGTTGCGGGGCGACTCCCGGATGACAAGTTCCTGCGGTTACAGAGGTACATCGAGGCCGAGGGCTATGAGACCGTCCAGGACTGGGTCACCGCTCAGGTCGATGCATTCATCGAGAAGATGGAGGCGAAGTATGGAGCGGACTAAACAAGCCAATCTGATCGAGAGTATCTGGCAGGAACTCTTTGTCGGCTTGCCTGTTTACCCCTGGTTCAACACCGTAACGAAACAGATCTATCCCAGGAATGTGTTTCGGGAAATGCAGCGCTGCGGGGTGACATGGGATGAGGGCGTTGAAATGCTGGACAAGGTTCACGCCCTGCGGAACGAGCTCATGCAAATGAACCTTGGCAACCACGAGTTCTACCTTATCCGAGAAAACAAGCGGTTCAAGTTCTCCGTTTACCACAACACGCACAAAGGAATACGGCTAGATGCTGGCCTGTTTTCCTTGTGGGATGACTTCGACCGACATATCGGTGAGTTTACGATCCGTAGCATGAGCCAACCGCCAACTGACGACTTCATCGAGTGGATCGAGGAGCAAACCAAGCAGTTTTGCGAGGGTTATATCCCCTGCTCAAAATGCGGGAAGATCATCAGCACCGCCGAGATCGCGGGCCGGTACTTCGCCGGTGTATACTGCCGCGATTGCTGGGAGGGCGGTGTAAAGCAGATGGAAGCCCGCGAAACCTATGATTAATAGAAAGGAGAACAGCGCCTTATGAGCTTCAAAGAAATGAAACTCAAGCTCTTGGCAAATTTCAAACGGTCCGTCGAGGATCCCGAACGACTGTTGTTTGAAACGGATGTCGATAAAGATGCCCTTTGGAACCTGTACCTTGACAGTTTCCCTGCCGGTACAAACGAAATCTTCCGGGAGCGCCGGGAACACGACTGTTCCTGCTGCCGCCACTTCATCAAGGAAATTGGCGGCGTTGTGTACATCGATGACGATCTGACGATGCACAGCATCTTTGAATTCGACACCGGGAGCACCACCTACCAGCCTGTCATGGATGCGCTTGCGGCCTATGTGACTGGATGCAACATCACGGGCTACTACATCGCAAGAGAACGCTATATAGGCACTGACGTTTCTCACGAGAACGACAACGGAAAGATTAGGGCATGGGATCATTTCCACCTGCTTCTTCCGGGCTATCTCACGAACACTACGCGAGACACTATCGATACCGCGCGTGGCCAGCGCCGGGACACTCGCAACGTATTCAAGCGCTCGCTGGACGAAATCAGCATGGTCGCCCTCGACACCATCCTGGAACTGATCGTATCCAATACGCTCTACAAGGGCGAGGAGTGGAAAAAGCCTCTTGCGGCGTTCAAATCCCGCAAAGAGGTCTATGACATGCTGTCCGAAGAGAAGAAATCGCTCTTTGCGTGGAAAGAGGCGCCCAATGTTGGTTCTGTGATCGGGCGCATCCGCAATCATTCTATCGGCGTCCTGCTGACGGATGTGTCCTCGGGTATGGATCTGAATGCCGCGGTGACACGCTACGAGAAGATCGTTGCCCCGGCAAACTACAAGCGGCCTAAAGCTATCTTTACCGCGAGGATGCTGGAGGAGGCTAAGCAGAAAATCACCGATCTGGGCTATATGGATTCTCTGCCTCGGCGCTTCGCAACCCTGGATGATATCACCGTGAACAACATCCTGTTTTCCAATCGCGACGCTTCCAAGAGAATTGGCGGCTCCGTGTTCGACGAAATGCTCTCTGAGGCGAAAACCACACCTAAGCGGTTCGACCGCGCCGAGGAAATCCCGGTGAATAAGTTCATTGCCGATGTGCTCCCTTGCGTGACCGAAATGGAGGTGTATGTGGAGAACCGCCATGCTCCCAACATGGTGTCCCTTATCGCCCCGGTGAACGCCGACGCGCCTAGCATGTTCAAGTGGAACAACTCGTTTTCCTGGGCCTATTCCGGAAACATCACCGATAGCGACGTGAAGGAAAATGTCAAATCGGCCGGTGGCCGGGTGGATGGCGTTCTGCGCTTTTCCATTCAGTGGAATGATACAGGCGAATACAGCCGGAACGACCTCGATGCGCATTGTATAACGCCGATGGATGAGCATATCTTCTTCGGTCATAAGCGGGTTTCTGACGGAGGCAACCTCGACGTGGACATTACCCACCCAATTGATGGAGTTCCTGCGGTAGAAAACATCACCTGGCCCGATAAGCGCCGCATGTATCCCGGTGTTTACAACTTCTTCGTACACCAGTATGCCAATCGCGGTGGGCGTGATGGTTTTCGGGCAGAAATCGAATTCGATGGACAAATCTTCCGGTTCGACTACCGCAAAGAACTCCGCCAGGGCGAAAACGTCGATGTTGCCGCTGTCCAGCTGAAACCGGATGGAACGTTCACTATCGTTACCAAACTTCCCGCCGATACAGCATCGGTTGATCTGTGGGGCGTGAAAACCAACAACTTTGTCCCCGTGACTGTAGCAATGTATTCCCCCAATTACTGGGACGCTCAGACAGGCATCGGCCATCGCCACTACTTCTTCATGCTCAAAGACTGCGTCAACCCCGAACAGCCCAACGGCTTTTATAACGAGTTTCTGAAACAGGAGCTTGCTGAACACAAGCGGGTATTCGAGGCGCTCGGCGGCAAGATGGCTGTTCAGACCGTGCCCGACCAGCTCTCCGGACTTGGCTTCAGCTCCACCAAGCGGAATACGCTGGTGGTTAAGGTCAAAGGAGCCACAGAACGAATTATGAAAATCCTCTTTTAATTACCACCCGGCATTGCCTGGTAATTAAAGAACACGCCCCCAAATTTTCATTATCGAACACAAATATGCAAATTTGAAAGGAGTTTTTACTCATGAACGAAAACATCTTTGAGATTGCGGCGGCGAACAAATACCGCTTCCCCTTCCGCGGCGTTATCACCACCGAGGATCTTTATGATCTCTCGCCCGCCGATCTGGATAAGGTCTTCCGGGCACTGAACGCGGAGAAGAAAAAGGCAGACGAGGAGTCCCTGCTTTCTTCTCAGACCGTCGAGGATAAGACCCTCACCCGCAAACTGGCAATCGTCCGGCACGTTTTCGACGTCAAGCAGGCGGAGATCGCCGCCAAGAAGCAGGCGAAGGAAAACGCGGACAAGAAGAAGCGCATCATGGAAATCCTTGCCCAGAAGCAGGATGCTTCTCTGCAGAATAAGTCCGAGGATGAACTGCTGGCGCTGCTGGCCGAACTCGGCTGAAAGGAGCGGGAGCAATGATCGTAAAGCCTGAGAATATGAACTTTTCCGATAAGAAGTTCTCCATGATCATCTACGGCTCGCCCGGCGTCGGCAAGACCACGCTGGCACTGTCTGCCCCTGATCCGATCCTGCTGGACTTCGACCGCGGCATTTCCCGCGTGTCTGCCGCCCACCGCAAGGATACCGCGTTCTGCAACACCTATCTGGAAGTTCTGCAGGACATCAACTCGCCCGATATGCGGGACTACCAGACGGTGGTGATCGACACGGGCGGCAGCTTTGTGACGTTCCTCAAAGACTGGGCCATGACCGAGAAAGGAGCGAAGACCAAGAGCGGCGAGTTCAACGGGCTCAAAGGCTTCGGTTTCGTCAAGTCGGAATGGAACCGCTTTACCGAGGATGTGAAGACCCGCCTCAACAAGAACATCATCTATGTGTTCCATTCCAATGAGGGCGCAGACAAAGACGGCAATCCCATCCAGCGCCTTGTCTGTGAGGGCAGCGTCCGCAATACCGTATGGACGCCCTGTGACTTCGGTGGCTACGTTCAGATGATCGGTGATCAGCGCGTTATCTGCTTCACCCCCGAACAGGAGTTCTTTGCAAAAGGCTGTCACGGCATTGTCGGCAGACGGCCCATCCCGGCCATTGGCCCGAATGATAAGAACGACTTTCTGACCCGCCTGTTTGATGAGGCCAAGGCGAATATCGCCGCAGAGAACGAGGCGTTTGCCCCCCTCCGCGAACAGTACGAGCACGTCATGGTCGAGGTCACCGAGATCGTTGAGAACATCCACGATCTCGAAAGCGCCGACGCTGCCGCGAAAGCGCTGCCTGAACTGGACCACGCGCTGACCTCAAAGAAAGAGGCGTCGGAAATGCTCAAGAAAAAGGTTGCCTCCCTCGGCTTCAAGTGGAGCAAGGAGGCGGGCTGCTACATCAACGCGGAGGTTACATGATGGCGCGTTATCTCGTAACGCAATCTCTCCTCGGCTCGTGGGCATACATGTTCGACTGCTATGAGGGCGGCGAGGAAGAGGCGAAAGCCTCTTTCCTCAAAACCCTCAACAGAGAACACGAGGAGCCCAACCAAGCCATGCGGGACGGCATCGCATTTGAAAACGCTGTGTACGCTTTGGCCGGAACGGGCAAGCGGGAATATCCCGGCAAGTGGAAAAACGGCGTGGAGAGCGTTGCAACGTACCTGAAAGGCGCTCAGGTGCAAGTCCGGGCGTCACGAGAGATCAGGGTTGCCGGTATGACGTTCCTTGTCTACGGAATTCTGGATGGACTCAAGGCCGGCACAATCTTCGATGTGAAGTATAAGGCCAAGAGTTTCAAAGACCTTGATCTTGCCGGCGACTATCTGAACAGCCCGCAGCATCCGACATACTTCTATCTCATTCCCGAAGCACACGAGTTTATCTATCTCGTCAGCGACGGCGAGGATCTGTACACCGAGCGGTACATACCGCAGGAGACCCGGGACATTGCCGACTTTATCAGCGATTTCGTTCAGTCCTTACAGAGTATGGGCTTGCTCGATCTCTACAAAGAGAAGTGGGAGGCTGACAGACCAAAGTCCGATACACTCAAATCGCTCCCGCAGAAGCCAGCGGTTGAGGATGAGGCTGACGTTGATACCGCATTCAAGAAGATTATGGATTGCGAAGCCCGGCGGATGTCCGAGGAAGTGTTTCAGGGAGCGTTTGGTTCATGAGAGGGCGTTTTGTCGGTGAAATGGTCCGCGGCAGAAACGGAAAGTGGCGCGTGACCGTGGAGCTCGACGAGGACTTCCGGGAGAAATACGACGCTCTGTACAGCGGTGATGTTGACGCCTCTTTCAAGAAGTGGCGCGACAAGAGAAGCCGCGAGGCCAATTCTTATATGTGGGTCCTGTTGGACAAGCTGGCGGCGGCTCTGGGCCGCGACAAAAACGACCTGTATATCGAGTACATACGGAAGTTTGGTCAGTTCAAGGATTTCACCCTGACCGCAGACGAGGCCCGCACATTCCAGTACGCATGGCATGAACTCGGTACAGGCTGGCCGACTGAGCAGGTCGATTATGCCCCGGATGGAGATCATGTTGTGATCCGTGCCTATTACGGCTCCAGCACTTACTCCACCAAGCGGATGTCACGGCTGATAGACGCCATTGTGCAGGATTGCAAAGAGCTCGGCATCGAGACGCTTTCCCCGGAGGAACTCGCCTCCATGATGGAGGGTCGATGATGAAAAATGACCTTATTAACCAGAGATTTGGAAGGTTACTCGTGATCTCTGATTCTGGCCGTAGATCTACCAGCAGGGATGTCCTTTGGCAATGTCGATGCTCATGTGGGCGAGAAGTAGTCATTAACGGGAAGCGTCTGCTGGATGGCACAACCAAGAGTTGTGGATGTCTACAACGAGAACTGCTGTCGGCAAGATCAACCAAACACGGAGGACGAAATACCCGTCTGTACCGCATCTGGTGCGCTATGAAAACGCGGTGTACGGATCCGAATACTCGGGACTGGAAGAATTACGGCGCACGAGGGATAACCGTATGCAACGAGTGGATGAATGATTTTGCAACCTTTAAGGACTGGGCTCTATCAAGCGGATATTCGGAAGATTTGACTATTGATCGAATCGACAATGATATGGGCTATTGTCCTCAAAATTGCAGATGGGCTACCAGAGCGGAACAAAACCGGAACACCAGGGCAACACAAAGGAGGGCTTCGCATGAAGGTTCTATGTGACTATTGTGGTCTCCCTGCGAAATATGTGGACAGCAAAACTGTGTATGGACGCAGCTATGGAATGATCTATTTGTGTGAGCGCTGCGACGCCTATGTGGGCGTTCATAAAGGAACCGACGTCCCCCTTGGGCGGCTTGCAAACGCCGAACTCCGGCACTGGAAACGCACGGCTCACGCATTCTTTGACCCTTTCTGGAAGGTCGGACAGTTCAAGCACCAGCGAAACGCTGCGTACAGGTGGCTCTCTGAACAGATGGGCTTACCGCAAGAGAAAACGCACATCGGCATGTTCGATGTGGACCAATGCAAGCAGGTCATTGATATCTGCCAACGCGAAAGGAGAAAAACTCATGGAAAAATCTATCGTAATCATCGCTGATGATACCGTTACCATCCCCCTGGAAAGGTACGACGAGCTGATCACCGCAGAGGCGCGGCTGACGCTGATCCTGGCAAGCAACACCGACTACGACCGTGTTGATCGCGGGCTGATCGAACTGATCCGCAAGTTGGAAGACGATGCACATCGGCCCAGCGATATGGACTTCACCAAGGATGAAGCAAAGGGGGAGCCCGATGCTTAACCATATCGTCATCATGGGACGCCTGACCCGCGATCCTGAATTGCGGTACACGCAGAGTCAGACGCCGGTGGCCTCTTTCACCCTGGCGGTTGACCGAGACTTTGCCGACAAGTCCACCGGCGAGCGAGCCACGGACTTCATCGACTGCGTGGCGTGGCGCTCCACGGCAGAGTTCGCCGCGAAGTACTTCGCCAAAGGCCGCATGGCGGTAGCGTCCGGCAGGTTGCAGCTGCGCGACTGGACGGACCGCGACGGTAACAAGCGGCGGTCGGCCGAGGTTGTCGTTGACAGTATGTACTTTGGCGACAGTAAGAAAGACGGTGATACCGCTCCGCGGTCAACATCTTCGGCACCTCCCCCGACCGGACAGTATCAGCAGCCCAGCGGCAGTCAGTTTACCGAATTGCCCGACGAAGGCGAAGACGAGGATCTGCCGTTCTGATCGGAGGTAGGCTATGGCATCACGCGATAAGGAACGGTATTACTGGCTAAAGCTCCATCGGGATTTTTTCAAACGCCACGATATTACCGTGATCGAGGATATGCCAAACGGCAAGGATTATGTCCTGTTCTATCTCAAGCTCATGCTCGAAAGCATTGACCATGAAGGTGCCCTTCGTTTCTCCGATACCATCCCATACAACGAGCAAATGCTGGCCAGCGTGACAAAGACGAATGTTGATGTTGTTCGCACAGCGCTAAAGCTCTTTGAAGAACTCGGCATGGTTGAGGTCTTCGACGATAAGACGCTGTTCATGTCCGAAGTTGCAAAGCTTCTGGACAGCGAGACGTATGCGGCGAAGCGAAAACGGGAACAGCGCAGTTTGGACGATACGGGGGACAATGTCCCCCGATTGTCCCCCGGTTGTCCCCAAGATATAGAGATAGATAAAGAGTTAGAGATAGATACAGATACAGAGAAAGAGAAAGATGTTTCTACAAACCCTGACGGGTTTGTTTGTCGGACAAAGGATGTCCGACGCATTGTACAGGCATGGAATTCGCTCGGGTTACAACAGCTGGTCAAGGTCACGAGTGAATCGAAGCGCGGCAGTATGCTGAGGGCTCGCGTGAACGAATACGGGGTCGATACAGTTCTGTCCGCCATTGAAAAAATCAGAAATAGCTCCTTCCTAAAAGGGCAAAACCGGGACGGATGGATGATTACGTTTGAGTGGTTTGTCAAACCGAACAATTTTCCCAAAGTACTCGAGGGCAACTACGACGACAGGCAAAGTCAGCAGGCGACCTGCTCCACACAAAAGGATCACGATGCTATGGACGATTTGAGGGAACTCCATGAACTGTTTGACGAGGAAGACAAATGACCAGGAAGGAAGTAACGGAGATCTTCTCTGTTCTGATGCTTGCCTATCCGAGGGCAGAAATGTTTAAGGGCGGCATTCAGAAACTCGGGCCAACAATTTCCTTGTGGGCGACGTGCCTAGATGATGTTGATTTCTGGACAGGCCAGCAGGCTGTTATTCGCGTGTGCAAGGAGTGTGTATTTCCTCCAAGCATCGCAGAATTTCGGACCGCCGCACAAGATGTAACAAAAGAACTCGAGCAAGGAGCGGATGCGGTGTTCGGCCACATACGGTCATATACCAGCTTGTATGGTTCTACCCAAGAAATGTACGAGAAGCTCCCAGCGGATAGTAAGACCAAGGCGGTTATCGACGCTATGGGTGGACCGCAAAACCTGTTTGAGGAGCATGAGTTCAACGGGCAGACAACCCAAATATGGAGGATCGAGACAATCCGAAAAATCTACAAGGCGTTAGCCCGACAATCAAACCAGCTGACCAGCAAGGATCATGCCTTGCTGAGCGAGAAAGGAAAAACCGATGGATAAAGTAAATAAACGGCAACTTGCGCGATACAGGCGGCGGCTCATTTGCACTCTTGTAATGACCATTGCCTTGCTGGCGCTCCTGATCATGCTTGTTACGACCAGTTGCACGCGTGAAGAGCCGTCCGTATCTGAGGAAACCATACAGGCCAATATTGACGCTCTGGAAGAAACGGCTCACGTCATTTCGGCTGACGAAATCGACTGGGAGGAAATCATCATCCAGGCGGCTGTTGAGGGCAACACCTACATAGGCACCAGCACGGAGGAACAGATGATCTCCTACGGCCTGGACAACGGCTTGCGATACTTCGACCTCATCGACCTTGCGAAGATCATGCAGGAGGAGGACGGCGTCGGCTGGCCGGACATGATGATCATGGCCCTGGGCGAGGTTGTATTGAACCGCGTGGACTCACCAGAGTTTCCGAACAGCGTCATAGAGGTGCTCCATCAGACAAATCCAACTCAGTACGCCCCGGTGCAAGCGGTAAGTTGGGATCAGGTACAGCCAGAAGAGCGATATTTGAGATTGGCCGCTCGGCTGATGAAAGGTGAGCGCGTCCTGAATGATCCAAGGATCGTGTATCAGGCTTTGTTTGAACAAGGCGGCGGGGAGGTCATGACCTACACGGACTGGTCACTACACACAAAAACCTACTTCTGCCTGACGGATAACCCGGAGCTGTATGGATGATGGATGAAAAAACCATCGCAAAGCTCGCGCATAGCGGCAAACCACCCGAAAGCGCCTTGCCCCACGAGTGGCTGCTTTGGTACAGGCTGAGAGATATCTACCGTGATGTAGAGTCTGGCGTGAAGAGCGTCGCTCAGGGAAAAGAGGAAAAGCAGACGGCGGTCAACTCTTTCCATTCGGAGTGTGAAGCGTTTGAACGGAACGTGCTCCTCTGGAAGCGCATCGAACCCGCTGCCGTGGCGTTCGCGAAGAATCCATCTATTGATACGGCCAATAGTTTCTATGAGGCTGTGTACCGCATGAGACCGGCGCAGTACGAAAGAAAGGAATGAACGAATGAATGCAACTGACCTCGTATCCACCCCGGAGGCGGTCAAGGGCTTCTACCCGACGCCGCCGAACGTGGCCGAGAAGATGCTGGCCGGGCTGGATATGAATTACATCCAAACCATTTTAGAGCCATCGGCCGGAAAGGGCGATCTCGTCCGAGCCGTCGCCGAGAAGTACGTCGTTCACCATCGTCACGGGCGGGATCTGGAAGTGGACTGCTGCGAGATCGATCCTTACCTGCGGCAGATCCTGAAATACAACTTTTCCGACCAGCGCAAGCGCGAGCTGAGCGACGAGTACGGGCGGTTCAGCCCGGAGTATGAGTACATCGACAAGGTGGAGCTGCACATCGTCCACGACGATTTCCTGACCTTCCGCGGCCGGGCGCACTACGACCTGATTCTGATGAATCCGCCTTTTGCGGACGGGGACAAGCATCTGCTGAAAGCGTTGGATATGCAGAAGGACGGCGGGACGGTGATCTGCCTGCTGAACGCTGAGACACTCCGCAACCCTTACACCTACATCCGGGAGGAGCTCGCGAGGAAGATGCACGAGCTGAATGCGGAGATCACCTTCATGGAGGACGCTTTCGCCGACGCCGAGCGATCAGCACGCGTTGACGTGGCCATCATCCGGGTGTCCATCCCCCGTGCGGAGTACGAGAGCACAATCTGGGAGCGGATGAAGAAGGCCGAGGAGGCGCAGAACATACCTGACCCGGAACTTAACGCGCTGATCCCCGGCGACTACATCGAACAGGCGATACAGCTGTACAACACCGAGGTCGCTGCGACGCTGGAACTTGTGAAGCAGTACAGGGCCCTTGTTCCCTATATGTCGTGCAGACTTAATCCGAAAGATAAGTTTGACGCCGGCCCGATCCTGCACCTCGTGGTGGGTGATGATAATTACCTCACCGGCTTTGATCACCGCAAGTACATGCGCACGGTCCGCATGAAGTACTGGAACGCGCTGTTCAGCAACCAGCAGTTCATTGGGAGGCTGACGAGCGATCTGCAGAAGACCTTCCGGGAGAATGTCGATCGGATGGCAAACTACGAGTTCTCGGCCTTCAACATCCGGCAGGTGCTAGTGGAAATGAACGCCTCGCTTACCAGCGGCGTTGAAGACGCCATCATGAAGTTGTTCGACAAGCTGACCTATGAACATTCGTGGTATCCGGAGTGCTCAAACAACCGGCACTACTACAACGGTTGGGCCACCAACAAGGCTCACAAGATCGGGAAAAAGTGCATCGTGCCCGAGGATATGTTCCGGCTGAACTGGGGAACCAACAGGCAGGAGTTTGATATCCACAAGGCTTACGCGGTGATCTCTGATCTGGAAAAAGCCTTTGACTACCTGGGCGGCAAGCGTCCCGAGGGGTACGACCTGAACGCAAGACTGAATTGGGCCGAGCAGAGCGGGAAGACACGCAACATCGAGCTTGCCTACTTCAAGATCGACGTGTTCAAGAAGGGCACGACGCACATCAAATTCCTCGAGGATGCCATGCCCTTGGTTGAGCGCCTGAACATCTACGCCTCGCAGAAAAAGGGGTGGCTGCCTCCCAACTACGGAAAATCCACCTACACCAATATGGACACGGCGGAGCGGGCAGTCGTGGACAGCTTCCACGGCGACGGCTCCGAGGGCTCCGGTGCCCAGGCATACGAGGAGGTTCTGGCAAACGCCTCGTTCTATCTGAGCGAACCGACGCAGAAAATGCCCGCTCTGATGGCTCCGGCAACATGAAGATCATTCTGACCGTCCCTGGCGAGCCGAAGGGTAAAGCCCGACCTAAGTTCGACAGCAGGAGCCGTCGCGCATATACCCCGAGCGACACAAAGAAGTACGAAAAACAGATATCTGACATCTACCGCCTGCACTATCCGGAACTGGCATTCCCGGACGGTGCTCTCGATCTCCGAATAAAGGCTTATTTCGGAGTCCCGAAATCAGACAGCGCAAAAACCACTCTTAGAAAACTGGCAAATGTGATCCGCCCGACGAAGAAGCCGGACATGGACAACATCGTGAAGATCGTCGCTGATGCGCTAAACGGCGTGGCTTTTCGCGACGATGCACAGATCGTCGATTGCATGGTTCGGAAGTTCTACTCCGACTCCCCGCGGGTGGAGATCACCATCGAAAACATCAAGGAGGTAAACCCAACATGAGCGTAGGCATTTCCCTTTCGTTGGAAAGCGAAGCATTCAACGGCTTCAAACAGGATTTCAAAACCATCCTGAACAACACGTTCGAAACCATGCAGGAAAAAGACGTCGACAAGGCGACGGTCACCGCAAAATTTGAGATCGCGCTGATCCCTGGCATCAACCCCAATACGAACGCTCCTGACAGCGCCGCCGAGCGGTCTTTCGTCGCCCCGATGATCAAGCACAAGATCACCGCCAACATGAAACTGCAGAGCGAGAAAGCCGGTGTCCTCGGTGGTCCTGATTGGGAACTGGTATGGGACAGATCTTCCGGCACGTTCGCTATGGTTCCAATCAAAGATGACCAGGCGTCGATGTTCGACGATGCGTATGAGTACGGGGAGGATGACCTGTGAGCGAGCTGAAAATCATCCCTATCAACGAACTCTACGAGCACCCGGATAATCCACGTAAGGATATCGGGGATGTGACTGAGCTGGCCGAGAGCCTCAGAGCAAACGGGCTCCTGCAGTAACTGACAGTCATTCCGGGGCATTGGATGACAAAAAGCGAATACCTGGACATGGCGAAGCGCGAGGGCGTTGCCAAGGTGGATGCAATCGGGTCCTATGATCGCGAAAATTCCTTTACCCCGGCTGGCTATACCATCATCATCGGTCACCGCCGTTTCAACGCCGCGAAGCTCGCAGGTCTCACGGAACTGCCCTGTGTGGTCGTTGCAATGACCGAGAAAGAGCAGATCGGCACTATGCTCACGGAGAATATGCAGCGGTCAGACCTGACGCTGTATGAGGAAGCGAAAGGCTTCCAGATGATGCTTGACCTCGGCAGCACCGTGGCAGATGTGGCACAGATGGCAGGCTTCTCGGAAACTACTGTTCGGCGCCGCGCCAAACTCGCCGAGTTGGATGAAAAGAAATTCAAAAAGGCGGTTGACCGAGGCGCTACCCTGTTTGATTTTGCCGAGCTGGACAAGATCGAGGATCCCGAGGTCAAAGACGAACTGCTCGCGGCCATGGGGACGAATGATTTCAAGAACAAGTTATCCTCTGCCCTGTCTGATCAGAAGAAGCGCAAGCTCATCGAGAAATGGGAGGCGCAGATTTCGGAATGGGCGACGAGCTTGGATGATACCGAATGGAAAGGCGGCAAGACATACGGCATCCGTGGCAAGAGCAAAGTGGAAATTGATTATATCCGCAACTACGGTTCATGGAGCCACGACAAGGATGAGGATGTCGTAAGGCCGGACGGCGACGGTCCGTTCTTTTACAAGGTCAACAGCTCCCGGACACAGATCGACCTTTACAGAAAGCACCGCCGCGACGCGGAGGCTGACCGAGAGAAACAGGAGAGGGATCGCCTGGCCGAGGAGCGGAAGAAGCGGCTGGAACAGCTCAACGAGATTACTGACAGACATCGGAAGTTGCGGCTTGATTTCATCCTCGACTTCGACCAGTACAAGGCAAAACAGGCCGAGGTTCTTGAATTTGTTACTGATACGTTGATGGAATTGGGGAGCCTCTCGTATTACAGAAACGATGATATCGCGGAGGGTCTCGCCAAATTCCTTGGCATCAGCTACGACAAAGAATTCAGAAGCATGAACCGAGCGGAACTTCTCTCCCTCAAAATGGAAAACCCGGTTAAGACCGCGTTTTTGATGGCGTGGTATTTCCGGGATGTGGATGCAAGAAGAACCGGCAGCTATTTCAAACAGGAGTGGTGCAGCGAGGAAGGATGTTACAAGAACGTCTACCGTGAAGACCGAAACCTCGATGAAATCTATCGCTTCCTGGATCGTATTGGCTATAAACGCAGTACGGAAGAGGATCAGATGCGGACGGGAACGCACGAGCTGTTTGACAAGGTGAACGAGGGATAACCCGTGAGAGCGATCTTCCGCTATCCCGGCAGTAAGTGGTCGATAGCCAACTGGATCATCGACCACTTCCCGGAAGGATATGAACGGATGGTGTACCTGGAACCTTTCGTCGGTTCCGGCGCGGTGTTCTTCAACAAGGCTCCCGGCGCTGTTGAGACGATCAACGATCTGGACAGCAACATCGTCAATCTGTTCTACGTCCTCCGGGAACAGCCGGAGGATCTGAAACGGGTGCTGGCGCTG